CTGAAATGCTCGAAGTAGTAGTAAGGCTACCTCCTCCAGTATCCCCCGCTTGTACGTAAACTGTACCACAAACTACTAAACCGTTAGCTTGTATTGCACTTAATTTAGCGTTCGTACCAATTGGGTTTTGGTTGATGTCACCACCAACAGAGAAATCACTTACTACGGACAAGCTACCAGCCAAAGCAGAATCACCGGACACACTTAAGGACCCCCCAAAAACAGCGGAATCATGTTCAATAACAGTATCACCAATACTCAGTTCTACCCCGGATGTTGTTCCTTCTGTGTAGACAGCGTTATTGAGCTTAACTACTTTTTTTAATGCAGTTACGTCAGCATCGATACCATAGGTGCCATCAATACCGTATAGGTCAACAAGAATATCAGTCACTTTATCAATAGTCTGGCGCTGACCTATAATTAGTGTACGACCCCATTCATCGTCATCATCTGTTTGGGGTACATTTAGCACTACTTCAAAGACACCTTCTTCCTTAAAATATAAGGTCTTAGGTCCCTTCGAGTATGTTAAATCCGAATATGGAGAGGTAAATTGTGCCATGGGAGTCTCCCAATATTAAATAAAAGCAATAATTATCTATATCGTAGATAATTAAACATTAAAAGATAATTATGAGAGGCTTTAATCAAGGGGAATTACTTTTAGCCTAAATGTAACTGTACATTTAAATTTCTCAGGATGACGTAAGTATTCGAGATAATGGTCAATAGGTACTTCCTCATCTTCTCCCCGGCCTTTTACTCGCAATATCTTATTGTCACCGTTTTCTTCCAAAGACAGCTCGCCTTTGTGGGCATATTGGATTACACCCCCAGGGTTGTCGGGTGCTCCGTCGTCAGTACTGCCAGAGCAATAGGCATTGGGTTGTGTGGCGTTATTTTCAGCCTTTCGGACCTTTTCAATAGCCCCTATTATTTTCGGGACATCTCTAGGAGGAAGGGATTTATCAACAATCTGTTCATAGACATCTTTAATAGTTTCTTTATCTTCCACATTTTTTAGTTTATCCCAATGGGCGTCGCTGAACTTAGCCTGGTTATCAGGTTTTTTAAGCTCTTCACGGATTTCTTCAGTCATCTTATTCTTATCGGCACTCAAAGCGATAATTCTTTTTAATCTATACGGGGTAATATTAAGATATTTGGCTATATCCTTATCCGATAACCCCACTACCTGGTTCAATTTAAGAGCGGCCTTATTCATCTCAAAAGGGCTTAGTTCTCGCCTTTGAGTATTCTCCGACACAGAAAGCAGGACTGCATCCCTATCATCGAGTGTATAAAAAACCTTATATGATTCTTTTGGGAGCTCATAATCTTCTCCATGGATTTCTTTTAGAGCTAAGTAACGTCTTTGCCCGGCAATAATCTCATACTTATCGTCAGCAGTAGGTCTCAATATAATTTTACTAATAAGGCCCTGAGATGCAATTGAATCTTTTAAACCTTCAATATCTAAAACCTCTACATCGACGTCTCGAATGTTACACTCTGATACCACTAAATCTTTTAATAACATATTCTATATTCCTTTTTATTTTATCACCGGGGGTCCATATAATATAGTATTCCGGACATATATTTTAAACTTCTCATATTCCTTTTCTTTCTCCTTAATGGAGTCAAATTCAGAAATAGAGCACATATTAATAGCAACTTGTTCAGCGGCGACTTCGATCTCTTCGTCCGTCAGGTTTCTTTTCAAATAATCTGTTACGCTTTTTACTCTCTGATAATCTTCTGGGTCTTCTGTATTAAATAAATCCGCAAATTCTAAAGTACTTGCATATTCCGGGTGATCCTTTACCATACGCCTAATGACCTTATGTATTCGGGCTATCGTGTCTGCTTTAAACATTAGTACTCTCTTTTTTAAGTTTTAGCTCTTGGGCAATTTTTTCTTGAGCTTCATCCAGTTCTTTAGTACAGACACCCACTGCATCCATTATTTCACGCATTTCTTTTGTATTTATGCAAATATCGCTATTAAAATGGACAGGTTTCCCGAGTAAAATATTTTTGGCAGCTACGACTCTGGCAAACAGTTTCTTTATAGCTACTGAAAAGAATTCCAGAACGTGGCTCGGTGTCGTATAACAAATCCTGGGACCAACTAAATGAGTAATGTTAAACTCCCATGTGATATCATCGAGAGCAACATAACCCTTTTTACTGAGTTCCCTATAAAACAGGATTCTTGAGTGGTGATCGATACAGGAACAGTTACAAAAATAGACTATATGCTTCGTTAGTATAATTTCATCTTTATACTCTTCTCTTTTCAGATCACCTACACTAATAAGAGAGTTGCCCATTTTATTCCTCAAAAAGGTTAATGTCTTCCAGTATGACTTTATCTTCTTTTTTATCTTCTTGTTCTTCTATTTCCTTCTGTACGGTCGTATAGCCAATTATGCGTAAAAACTCTTCTTCATTAATGACCTTAATCGGAGGCTCTTCTCCTTTATCCTTCGCAGCATTATTATACTTGTCTGCTTTGGCATTTTTACCAGTACCTGAATCAGGATCATTAGTTACTAAGTAAGACAGGTCTGCTGTTACGGATGATTTAAAGGATCCTCCGTTTTCTACCACGAGATCTTTGGCTTCGTTACGAGACATAGAAGTCAAACTGCCTGTGATACACACGGTCTTTCCTGTAAGAGCTCCTGTTTTCCTCTTTTTGATCTCAATTGCTTCCAGCAGATCATCAGCCATACTGGACACGTCTTTTATACCATTGCAGATTGCTGTCGCTGAAGTAAGAGCAAATCCGGGAATCTGTATCAAGTCATCTACAGAAATCTTCTTTACATTTTCCCAAGTATCGAACTTGTTCATCAGAATTTCTGCAGTAGAGGATGAACAGGTGGGTATACCTAGAGCAGTAATAAAAGTATCCAGGTACATTACGGATGTGTTCTTCAGTGCCTTTATAAAACCCTTTACCTTCTTCTCTCCAAAGCCATCTAACCCCAAAAAGTCATCCGGCTGAAGCTTATAGAGATCCGAGGCAGAAGTGATACGTTCCTCATCCCAAAGTTTTTCTATGAACTTATTTGAAAAGCCCTTTATATCTATTGTCTTAGCCCAATAAGAAATCCTATTGACCTCTCGTTCCTTACAACCGTGGTTACGACACCATAGATTCACACCATCGTTGGTTAGATTGCCCCCACAAGACGGGCAATCCGTTATGCGTTGATAATCATCGCCGGGAGCAGCTATATCTACTACCTGAGGAATGATATCGCCTTTCTTCTCAACAACAACCTCTGCCCCAACTCCGATAAAATTAGAATCAATATAGGCAAAATTGTGAAGAGTAGCCTTCTGGACAGTAGAACCCATAAGATCTACCGGTTCCAGGATTGCTACAGGTGTCAGTTTACCAGTCCTGCCCACCTGGACCTGTATACTCTTAACGGTTGTAATCGCTTGATCAGTATCAAACTTCAGAGCAATCTGCCCTTCGGGCCGGTTTCGGTTTACACCTCTCTTCTCCTGAAGTTCAATCTCATTCAGCTTGAGCACTAAACCATCTATTCCGTAAGGGAGTTTTTCCCTTTTACTCTCCTTATAATCCTTATAGATTGAAATTATTTCATCTATAGATTTAGCAGTATACGTGACTACTGGCTGAAATCCAAGCTTATCCAAAACCTCTATCTTTTCGGTTTCGTATTTTACTTGAGCATTTATATCATAGGCTATAAAGGAGACAAACTCGGAGTAGGCTCCATCATATCTACGGCTTATACCTGCTGCAGCATTCCTGCCGTTTTTGTAATGATCTCCAGTATTACTCTGAATTACTTCAAAGTTTTCCTTCGTGAGGACACCTTCTCCCCGCACAACTACTTCCTTATCAAGAGGAAGCAGCCCCGGGAGAAAACGAAAGTGCTGGGCATTCTGCAGTATGTTTTCCCCGACTATGCCATTTCCTCTGGTTACGGCTTTTTCCAATTTATTGTCCAGATATTTGGCTTCAAGAGAAAAACCATCAATTTTATGCTGAAGGATAAATTCTGGGCATTCAGACAAACCGAGGTCCTTCATCACAGCCGTCACCCAATCCCTGATAGCCTGCTCTGTAGCTACCTTATTCTGACTGCCCATGAAGATAGTATGCTTTTCCTTAGGCCAGGAGCTTACTGCTGCGTGCCCTACCTTTTTAAATCGTGGGTGATCAGGGGGCAACTGCTTTAGGACTTTATCTCTTAAAAGGTCATAAGCAGTATCACTCATTATAGACTCACCATCTACATAGTAAGCCTTATCTGCCTCATCTAGCCTTTTAAGAAGTTTGTCCAAATTATCCATTATACAAACCTTTTTTCTATATTCCGAGTGTTAAACTTCTTCCGAGTTTCCTTTAATGCCTTTGTAGGCTTTCTTCCTTCTTTAACAAGCTCGTTATACATCTGCTGAAATTGGTCATTACGTTTTTCAGCTCTGGTCATATTGACCACTATCAAACCTCCTTAGCTGGTTTTCTCATCCACAGCATCTTCCTTTTTATCGACTGCAATCAGGTCATAATCGAAGTCAATAAAAAGTGTCTGAGTGTTGTTGTACATAATATTGGGTTTATTCTTAACGTATCTTTTTATTGCACATGGGCATATGTTCATTAGACGCCATGTCTTGCTTTCCTTATAGAGCTTCTCTTCTCGCTCCATCCAAATCTTTTGCTGTTCCTCTGAAAGGGTCTCCGGCATGGAATGCTCTGGTTTAATCTCAAGATAAACGGAAGGATCTGGCAGCTTAGTTTTTAGGATATTAGATACGAAATAACCTTTTCCATAACAATCCTTACATGAGCTATTTGCCTTTTTAATGACCTCTTCATGATCAACCCTGGTAGGAGTAATCATGTAACTCTTTTTGTCTGCTTCAAACTCAAAAGGCTCGATAGAAAAAGGAGCCTTATCGCTCATGTTTTTCACAGCCTCTTGAAAGAGACGGTTCAGATTGAAGTTACTAAATTCTTTAGCGAGCACTTTTTGAATTCCTGTCTCTGACATAACTTCTCCTTAGAATATACCATTTTAAAATGATTATTTAAATCTATTTCTTACTAAAAACCAAATTTAGATACTTACCAGCAGCTTTTTCTATGTCTATACGCTTGAGGACATCAAAATCCTTTGCTATCAACCCCACATGCCGCGCAAAATCCAAGCGGGTACCCATATCATCCCCACAACCGGCTACCTCTTTGAAGAGAGACTTCTTGAACTTAGTAGGTATTTTTTTGTAGTCCCTCAATTTTACAGCCTCATCCATCGGAACAACTTCTTTATTGGTCTTCTCTACCCTCTCTTTAATTTCATCCCTTTCGGATTCGATACGCTCGATCAACTTAGGGAAAAGCTCTTTTAGCTCATTAGGCTGTACACCCTCATATTTTGTCTGAAAAAATGACTCTTTACCGTAGGTAGCAAAAAATACAGTTTTGCTTTCCATCAGATATAGAAAGGAATCAATATTCAGAGGGCAGGCACCTAACTCGGAAGCTGTTACGGAGAATCCAAGGCATGCCTCTTGGCCTGCTACCTGGAAAATTTCTCCAAAGACATACCGGGCATGTAATATAAGATCATCTCTCTGGTCACCTTTTACATCCTCTAACCTGAAAAACTTATAATCAATACTTTGATTAATTATATTAATAATCTCATGATTCTGTAGCGGAGAAAAGTTATCGGGTACTATAGCCCGGATTATAGCACAATCCTGTGAATCTCTGATACGAGCTATGCAGGTAGCCTTTTTTTCGTCAGCAGATAGCGTAGCCTTCCAGGTATCATAGATCTGTTTTTTCAAGGCCGGTCTAGCGTCCATAAAAAAACCGACCGGGATACCTACAATTTTACAAAATTGTTTCCAGGCATGGATTATTAAAGGATTCTTAGGATCTTCCGGATTTACCTTAAAATAAAGAGGCTTCGGGAAAAAATCTGTATCGTCAAACTTGAGGCACATTTCATCATCGTTAGCCTCTAGACTGGTCTGGCGGAAATCAATATATAAATCCCGGCAGGATCTATTCCAAAAAGCCAGCCCTTCTTCTAACTTCTTTGATGAGTCGTCGCTAGCAATTTCACTCATTATGTAGTTTTCAGCATCTGCTGAAACATCCGGATTTGCTGAAACTTCTTCTTCTACGCCTAACAGTTCGTCTACATTTATATCTTCCATATAATCTTATTTGTCTCCTGATCTTAGGATACTGGGGATTTCATTTGGCGTATAAATCGTTCTTTGATTTTTGCAGCCTTTAATTCTTCGACACTATACACTACAGGTATTCCTAATGATTTAGCTCGCGCTATCTCTCTATCCGCTCCGGGCGACTCACCGGGGAGTCTAAGAAGAACATCACTTCTACTGACTAGCTCCTCATCTACCTGCATCCAGTCTTCATAGCAACGAGGTTTATGGATATACTGAAAGTGAGTAAGCAGAGGAAGGATAGGACAATAACCTAAATCCATTAACTCATCGCCCACATCAAGCTGTGCTTTTACGTTTTGACCTACATCTCCTCTGGTGTACGGACTTGCTACGTAAACTTGCTACGTAAACAGTAATCATAGCCGCCTCAAATGTTAAAGATATTTATCATCGAACGCCTGGCCCTTCATCACAAAACCCTGAAATCCATCTTCTCTAGCATTAGGTAAAATGCAGTCGTTGTAATGATACAGCCACATTTTCTTTTTGATTTCTGGTGGTAGCTTTTTTAAATCTTCGTAGTTTGCGTGGACCCGGCTTTTCTGAGGAGACACTTCGCAGTCATGAAAAATCACATCTGCTTTCTCCATCGCAGCTTCCGTCTGATAAGGACTAAATTGGGTATCCGATGTGATGTATACCTTTTTATTACTTCTCGGTACACTAAGTAAAAGCCCGTGGGATTTCATAACATTTTTATTAGCAAAACAGTGCATCGTTGGTACTACTACCATATCCAAGCCTCTATCACCAAAACACCTAAAGGTAGTGGTGCCGTTTACGGGCAAAGGTTCTATGGTAAAAAAATCATTTATATCAGTATCACTATCACTTACCGAACTCAACCCATTTTTTAAAGAATTCTCCCAAAGAGGTTCGATTAAGTTATGTGGGCATAGCAGCACGATTTTAGGAGCGCCTTTGATTACCTTCCCAAAGTAGCTCACAAAAGCCAGATATTCTAACCCGCCTATATGATCAGCGTGCAGGTGAGAAATATAGACTGCATCAATATCTAAGGCAGAAAGACCTTTATCATTCAGGGAGAACCGGATATCAGAGCCGCAATCAAAAAGCATTTTCTTCCCACCTACTTCAATGAGAATATTGCTCTGATAGTTGTTCAGGGTAAATGCCGACCCACTGCCGAGAAAAGTAATTTTCATTACTACTCCTTTTCTTAATCTAATGTAATTAACTTTTTCTATTTTTTAAAGAACGCATTCGATTTCGTAAGAAATGTAGTCCTAATATTGTGTCTTTGTAGTTAAAATCAGGCGGCAAATCTTTATCGTTCGCTTGGTACTTTTTCAGTAATTCCTGAAATTCTCTTATTTTCGAGACCGTCTGAATATATGTAAGCCTTTTAAGAGCCTTCTTATCCATTTTTTATCCAATGCTTAAATCTTTTGTGGATATCCTGCTTAATAATCGTTACCATATAATTGGAAACTCCTAACATAATAGCTATATCCGTTGCCTTGCACCCTTCCATTTTTCTTCTCAGATATAATTCAAATTTTCTAGCCTTAGTTTGGGATTCAGTACGATGGATATAGGATATAAAATCCTCTAGTAATTGATGAGCTTCCTGTTCCTGCTGATCCTCTAAGGCTGATGTATTGAAAGATTCCTCTACCTGAAAATTTGTGTGCTGAAAATTTTTGCTCAGCAGTTCCCAGATATCTACTCTTTTAGGTGTAGTCTCACCAATATCAACCCGGGACATTAGTTGATGATTGACATTAGGATTTCTCCTCTTTAATACGGGAAGCATCCAGCAAAAAAGACTTATTATGTACTGATTAAAACAGCTTTCCTCCGTACCGATATTTCTTTTTTCGGGATCGAATGACTCAAGTGCTCTCGATTCAATCAGTTTTACGTAAAATTCTTGAATAGTCTCATCGTGGACTTCCGGATCATATATACCGGTTTTATAGGTAAAGAATGATCTTAATTCAGCCTCATTTTTCTTTTGGAAATCTTCTACTGTGCGTACAGGTACCATTTATGCCTCCAAAACATGGAAGCAGAAAGCTACCTAAATATTAAGCCAGGTACATGCAAAAACGAACGCATCGATTGATACTTTTTTTCTACAAACATAGGCTACCTGTCCATCCGGGAGCTTCAATTTTATTCTCTTTTTAGGGCCTACAAACACATCGTTTCCATGCACTAATAACCTTAATACCGTAGCAAACTGCTCTGAAATTACAAAATCTAACTTGTTTTTTGATATTGGATAGACGAAGTAGTCATCGTCATCCAAGCGGTCTAATAAATTTGAACCGTTAGATATTTCAGCCTTATCTGTTTCTTTTTCTAAGTTATCAAGTAGATCCGTACTTTTTCCCGAGTCGTTTGCTTTTTTATTAATTTGATCTCTTATAGTTACCACAAAATGGTGCACTGTAGAATCATTTAGTGTAATCGGGTGAGCTTCATATTCTTCCTGAGGCAATTTTTGTACTGGCTGACTTACGGTAAGTTTTTCTGCAGCGGTTATTTTTTCCGATACTTCCTCTGAAGTATTCTCCTTTCCTTCCTCAGAGGGGTTAAAGTTTGAAGACATATTTTCAATTGTGTTTTCATTTTTTATCTCATCTGATATAAATTCTTCATTCTGTTCTGCATCTTTAGCAGGGCCGTATTCTTGTTTCCCCGCTTTTATCTTGTAATAGTCGTATTCCACTTTCCAAGTATCTCCAAATTCAGCATCGAGTTCAAAGCGCACATCCCAACCTAATTTTTCCACCAGGTCATCCAGCTTCATGATTCTAACTAATTCCGGGATATAATAATCAAGCTTTTCCCATTCACCCTTCAACTCAAATACAATTTCATCGTGGACGGGCATGAGTATCTTCACTTCATTCTCATATCCATTATCATAGATCCACTTCCAGACGCGATATAATGCTATTTTAATAACGTCAGCCCCTGTATTTTTACTTATAATCCCAGCTGAGTCAAATCTATGTAAAGGAGATTTTACTGATAAAGTATAAGTATTAGATATTGTATCTATTTGGTTCTTTATTTCTAAAGGATAATGGTAATAAATTGTTGGCAATTCACAATTATACTTTTTTAATAGTTTAATTACAGTAGGAACAAGTATTTTTTTCTTATTTTTTATATGACTTACAAGTGCCTTGTCACTATTAACTTTAGCATAGTCCTTATCTTTCAATAAATCATAAACTTCATCATAAAGAAAACCTGGGAGTAACATTGATCCCCCCGTTTTTCTTTTTCTTACACTTAAACCAAAGGTCTCCTCAACCAAAGAGAGATCCGACCACAGCAAAATTGAACTACCGTCTTTTCTATTTTTTACATAAGAAGCTAATCCGATAGTCCAAGCTAAAAGCTGTATATCCAGTAATAATTTTTCATTTTTATTATGTATACCATATCTATTCTTAGCGCTTCTGCTACCATCTGATAATAAACATCCCTTGATAAAAGCACGTCTCATAAATACCGGGCACTCATACAATAGCGTAGGAACTCTCTTAGTCTTTGAATTAGCCTGATTATATCCGTAATATTTTAACAATTCAATTAAAGCTTTAGAAGAAATATCTGCTTGATAACTTTCTCCTTTAGCTTCCTTAGTTTTTCGGTAAGGGGCAAGAGTAACTCCTATACGGGTAAATCCTTCTTGAAGTACTCGATAATATTCTTCTATTTTATTTCTTCCAAAAGAAATTGTAGTAGAGCATTTGTTTCCATCTATAAAACCGCGAGTATTTCCGTCTCCAATTAAAATCCCCATAAAAAAGGAAATAAATTCAAAATCTTTTTTATCTTTTAACCTGATATCTTTTGAGTTATGTGCACTCCCCCCGCTAAATTTCTTTTTTTCCGGTATTTCACCAAATTCCAGGCAATTCGGTGCGGAGACACAGATATTAGTAGTCTCATCTAAATCCTCGTATTTTTTAAATTCATATCCATTTTTACCTACAGTTAAAACTTCATGGCGTGTGTCACAATCCAGAACCATACCATTTATTAACTTAATCTGGGCCCACTGGCACTCACCTCTATTAAGCACTGTAAAATCTTCCCAAGAAGTACCTGTCCATACTTTTAAAGGTTGTCCTATAGATAGCCTTCTCTGAATTTCAGCTATAGGCAAATAGCCTTTATTAGTTAAACACCTCTCATGTGGTTGTAGGCATCCTTGGACGGCACTATTGACTGCTCTTCTATCTCCCTGGGATTTTGTATACCGATCTGTTGATTCGTAGAAAAAACTAAGATTCCTTCTTCTACCAAAGGCCGTTTTACTATAACCTCTTTTTCTAGATCTAGCGGCTTCAAGATCTATCCATTTTTTCAAGCCGGGCAGACTTTTGAAGAAATTATACTGCATTTTTTTAGCAGTCTCTAATGGAATTTTTGCCTGCTGGGAAAATCCTAGCGCTCCTCCGCCATACAATGTGAGGAAGTTTAAGACTTTTCCAGTCGAACGTTCTGCTTTTGTAATATTTTCTCTTCCATGAATAGCCCTGCCAGTAATAGTATGGATATCGCCGGTACCGTTATTAAACTCATCTACCCATTTTGGCTCCTTTGACAAGTTTGTGGCTATACGCAGTTCCTCTCCGCTGTAGTCGATAGCAACAATCTTATAGCCTTCATGCGCTTCCACACAATCTCTAAGATCAAATGAGGTGGGGTCCTTCTTATTATAGGTACTAATATTCTGACAATTCACCCCTGAATAACCGTCCTTTTCCAAACCTGCTCCACCTGAGGCTGAAAATCTTCCAGTATCCGCTTGTACCTGATTCAACTGAAATTTCACCTCATCATTACTATCCATGTTTTTGAGGAAGTTATTCACATAGGTGGAAAGGGTTTTTTGGTAGGACCGGTAGTTTAAAATGTATTGTACTAGCGGGGACTCATCTTTAATCTTCTCTAAAGTCTTTTCGTCGGTCTTATACGTACCGTTATCGTTCTTTTCTTTTTCCGGGTATCTTACACCCATTTCATCGAAAAGAACTTCACCTAACTGTTTGCCGCTAGCTATATCAAATTCTCTACCAGCTAACTTATAGATATTAGTAACACAGTCTTTTACCTTTAGATGTATCTCATCACGAATTGCCTCTAATTTTTTCCTGTTCATTTTTACAAGATTGCGCTCCATCTCCATCACCGGAAACACGGCTCTTTTCTCAATCTTGTTGTATACGAGCCAGGGGCCTCCAGCCCCATTCGGGTCCTGCTTATTTAAGCTCTTAGCTAAATACTCATATAGGGCGAACGTATTCATAGCATCAGAGCCGCCGTATATAACCGCTTTTTTAGGCGATACATCGGTAAAACTTACTACTTTTTTCTTTGACCCTTCTACACCCAGGTTACTTATCTCAAGCATGGGCCTTCCCAAAAGATGCTCAGATAGGTACTTCAGACGTTTATTTTTTCGTGAAGCATCTTCGACCGCAGCCATCAGCAGCGTATCCTCTATCTGATCAGGATCAAGCATCTTGATGCCGTGATTGTACAGAACTTGTCCGTCATATTTAAAATTATGGAATATTAAACGGCAATCGGATAGACAGAGGAGCTTAAGCATATGGACAGCAAATTCATAGGAGACATTATCATCATATCCCTCGTGCCCTACAGGTATGTAAGCGGATTCGTTAGCGCTTGGGGCTAAACAAATACCGACAAGCTTGGCGACGATCTCACCGTCTATTACCCGAGTGTTCAACGATGTGGTTTCAAGATCTAGAGCAGCGATACCATTCTCTATTAAGCTATAGATATAATTTTCTATCTCTTTTCTATCAGTCAATAACTTAAATTCTTTGTCTTGCATCCATGGATGTAGGTCAATAATATCTTTGACATTATCATCCACAAACATATCTAATTCCCTGGTAGCTAATCCCATATCCATCTTCGGCATCTAAATCTCCTTACTGATCTTCTCCACCGCTCTTTTTAATTTTAGAGCGTTCTCTAAAAATTCATTCTCTTCTTTGAATGAATACTTGATAACCATATAGGCGTAAACTAACCGGATATATTTTTCAGCCGGTATTTTGTTTTCAAAACTAGAAATCATATCCTTTACTTTAAAAAGGAATAATTTCTTATTGTCATAACCCTGTTTATTTTGCTTACGTAGGTTTGTATTAGTAGAGATTGCATCGGGGAGCTTAGATATATCAATACGGTATGTTTTTAATAGGTAATTAAGCGTCTGCTTAAACGTTAATGTATCCCGCTGCTGTAAATAAGAGTATAGGTCCCAACTCTTATGACATGTGAAACAATGGCATGTATCTGATTCTTCGTAATATCTAGCACTCTTTTTAAAATCTGCTCCATGGAATGTACAAGAGAACTGCTCTTCGGGTAATATACCATTTATTTTCCCTGACTCTATAAGTATGTCTTTTAGGGAAACATGCTTTTTAATTTCCTCCTTTACGGCCTTTAAATCCTTATAGCCCATATACCTGTCCGATGATTTCTACAGGATCTTCATCCGTTAACTCTATCCTATCTGTAATACAGCCATTAGCCTGATTAACATTGGCTATGCATGTAGGGAAATGCTTATCTCTTCTACTCTTAAGATTCTGTATACGGGTCTGTCCGCTTTCCCTCATTTCTTCATCTACATACAGGGATACTACTATATCAGCCGATCTTTCAGCTTCGTTATAGTCACCTAAAGCAGTAGCGTCATAGCGGCCCTCGTTCTTTTTAGCTTCAAGAAAAGCTCTACGGCTGATCTGGAAAGGGGAAACCATTCTTATACCAGCGCCATGGTTGAAGGTCAAGCAGGTCCGCTTCAAGCTTTTAATTATATTGTTCATATCCTGCTTATGGTCATGACTCTTCATGTCCTTATCAATGCCTAAAAGAGTGATATAGTCAATGACGCAAAATTCTAGATCACGATCACCTGCCTTAAATTGCTGCTGCACGTCAAGAAGATGAAATTCTATATCTCCCAACGTGGTAAGCGTTTTCTCCGGTTGCCACAGATCACACATCCCATACCCATTGCTCTCTATGCTACCGAAGTCCTCAGAGGCTATGTAAAAGAGCTCTTCTTCTTCATCTCTGAGCAACCCATACGTTACGTCGTTGACGTTGATTTTTCCTACTACGTGGCTAAGATGAGGATACAATGTGCGGAATTTAGGGTGACACGTATGGAGTGTGTAAAATTTATCACGTATCTCGTCGTGAGACATTTCCAGAGAAACATAACAGGTATTCCACCCAGAGATGATGGCTTGATATGCCATATTCATGGAAAACGTTGTCTTACCGTGAGCGGTAAAAGCACCTACGAGCATTAACTGAGATCTTCCCAAACCGTTACAGTTTTTATCTATAGCATCGATACCGGTTGGGATACCCATTACATCTTCGGGTTCTGTTTTTACTTGCTGGTATTTTTTCTTAACGCTCTCTGCACTCTTCTTGGATATAATCTGGGATTGGGTGACAATGTTCGTACGGTTTTGCCGAAGCTTACGGGATTTTTCTGCAAAGTATCCTATAGCTGCTTCTAAACCTTCTATCTTCTTTTTATTTCTTCCAACCCCTACCTCAAGGCCTACTCTAGCTATTTTATTAACATTATTTAAAACGTACTCTAACTCCTCAAGCGCCTGGTCCTCTTTATACTCACGCAGTATACTTCTGAATTCTTCGCCCTCACAGGGCCTCTCATTTTTTATCCGCTCTAATACAGCGAGTACTGCTTCGTTTCCTTCCCTATCCTCAAAGTACTTTTTCGTATACTGATAAGAAGGAAGCTCTAAAAACTCTCCTTCACACTTCTTCAGAAAATCATATAAAAAAGTGTAGAGCCTCTTATACGCTGGATCCTCTGGCGTACTAGGAATAATCTTCTGCAGCGACCGGAAATTCTTAACCAAATCCTCTTGGGATAGGGTAGGTTTTCCGTCAGCAGTTTTGAAATTCAGAACAGATCTGAAAATGGTATCTAATGTAATCATATTTTAACAGTTAATCTGAAAAATGAAGCTAAATACTAATATTTTAATAGCTCCCAGCGTCTTCCTGAGCTTCCCTTTTTTGAGCGATCAATGCTTGGTGGTAGGCAGTTCTTGAAACTGTCTGCTGAAATTTGAACTTATCTACACTAAATGATTTGAATTGAGCTCTTTTCATTACATCGAATAGATCCTTAGAAAATTCTTGGCTGAGCTCAAAATCTCGTACGGAAGCTGCAAAGATCCATACCGGCTTATTTCGTACAATCCTATCTCTTATGACTTGATACACAGCTTCCTTCATAGGAGCCATACTTGCAGTAGCAAAACATGTAAGTACTAAAAGATCGTATTCTAATAAATCATTTAGGCTGCGCCCCTCTTGAGCTCCTGCACTATGGAAATCTTTTATCATCTCATAGCCGTTGAGTATGATAAAAGAGCGCCAGGAAAAATATAGAGGGCAAGCAATGAAAGCCCTTACAGCATATAGGAAGAGCTGCTCTGGTCCTACCACCAACAGGTGCCTGAACCCGAGAGTTTTTACTGCTTCTTTAATATCAGCAGGAACAGCATCGGGGGTGCCGGAGAGCACCTTATATTTTTTACTGATCGAGGGGTTTATTCTGCACAGACAGGGTAGAGAAGCGTTCTTCTCCATTTCATTTCCATGCCTATCTCTCGTTTTTCTTATCTTATTTATAAACCCTGCATCATTACAGTAAGGACAGCTCATTTTTCCTCTTGGTAGTCAAAAACAGCGTCAAAGAGGGCATCGATATCACTTTCCTCCTCAACGAACAATTCCTTATTTTTATCAAATTCCAGAGAGCCTTCGGCTATATCTCCCATTACTTCATTAATAAGCTTTTTCTTATCTTTTAACACATTCAAAACATGCTCATCGATGGTACCCTTAGCAACAAAATGAAGCACATAAACATGCTCATGCATACTACCAATACGCTGAGCTCTACCTATAGTTTGATACAGATCTCCATAACTCCATGGAGTGTCATAAAACAATAAAACATTGGCTTTTTGCAAATTGATTGCAGCAGAACCTGCAGAAGTAATGATGATAGCTGTTACATCATCATCGTTTTGAAAAGCATGACGAGCCGCGTCCCTTTTCTTCTGGTTCATAGTCCCGGTCACTTTAACCGACTTTAACCCAAGATTTTCTAAAATCTTTTCCAGCCTTTTTACTCCAGACTCGAAACGAGTGAAAACGATCACTTTCTCTGCGCACAACTCTTGTTCAAATATACGCTTAAACTCTTCTTCTTTTACACTGGAGCCCTTTTCATCTTCATCCAGCCACTGGGGGCCGTTGGATATCATCTGGCAATATGTGAGAGAAGCCGCTTTATTCTTCCACATGCAATCTTCCATAGTAGACTCATCATACTGAGTCTCTAATTTTTCAAGCTTCTCTAATTCTTTATCAGTAGGCTGTTCTTTGGATTCAACCAGCTCTTTAAACTCGAAGTATCGCTTTTTTACTATCCGACGATATACATCACCAGCCAAAGCTTCCTTATACAGAGAAAACTGGTCTTCGTCCATATCCAGGAGTACCCGCTTGGATATTAAACTAGGCAGCTCTGAGGCTACCTCCGAGGTTCTGCGGATCAAGAAATAGGGGCGTATTACTTCCTTGAAATCACCCAAATTTTTGTAAGATGCTATCTTATTAATAAAGCGGGTACGGCCCCCACGCCTCATCTTTATTTTTTTCTGATTCGTGTAATGCTTTAGGAACTTCTGTTTACCACCAAAGATACCGGGGATAATAGCTTCAAATATATTATATGCTTCTTCGAGCCTATTCTTAATGATAGTAGCACTGAGACCTGCCGCCTTAACAGAGTGCTTTACCAGATACTGAGCGCCTAAATAAGCTACTGTTTCGTTGTTTTTTATTTCCTGAATTTCATCGAAAATTACCATATAATCGGGCAGTCTGTTCTCACAGAGTATTTTTGCCTCATTCTGAACAGCGTACCAGTTAACGATAAGCACATCAGTATCGATGGTTTGATACTGGGCTATTCGGGCATCAAGTCCGGTTAATGTTTCTACCTTGTAGCCTTTTTTTCTTAGCTCTTTCGGCTCCCCAAAAATATCATCACCTACTACCTTGCCCCATGTGTTTTGTACTACATGAGACGTGATGCCCTGAGTGAATTTATCAAATTCCTCTTTCCATTGATAACGAGCAGATTTTTGAGTAACGATTAGAAGTTTTAGGCCTGGGTGTCTTATAAGAGAGAAGACATACCCCGATATAGATTGCAGGGTTTTACCTAAACCGGCGCTATCGCCAAGAATAAATCTGGAGAGTAGGAGAAAATGAAGGCACCCGACTATTTGGTAGTATCTCAACTCAGTAGTATCTTTTAGATACTTATTAGGTTTGAGTTTGAGATCCTTTTTAGATCGGATGGCTAGGATGGTATCAAGATTGGAAGGTCTTTTTGCAAAGCTCGCCATTTAATCTGTGGTCCTCTTAATCTATAAACTATTTGTGCTCGTATTAATATACTGATCAGCAATACGAACTTAAAGCATCAAAAACTATTTTTTTAGAAAAAATCCAAAAACGGGGACTCATTAACTTTTTTAAAAACATTAGGTTTATCTGATTAAACCTGTTTACTTTTTTACAATTCCTGCATATACTTTTTTAAAACGCGCTGTGTCATTGAGGCATACTTATTAGGGGAATATGCGGACTCAGTTTGTTCAACCGTTTTTTCTACTTGCTGTAATTTCTGGGAAGTGTCCTTTAATACCTTAGCAATTTCTTCGTACTTCTTAGCCTTCTGGTGCATTTGCTTGGAGGTATCCTGAGCTTCTTTACGGACTTTCATTTTTTTATGCTGGTCTCTCACTAACCTCTGCATAATATCAAACCCGCCAGTATACTCATGGGTGTAGTCGTCAACAGAGGCTTGTACATATTTATCTTTCGATTTTTCAGTAGTCATTGGTTCTTTAGGTTTATTCGGTTTATCCGTTTTCATCTTTTCTCCCAGGGATTCTTCTTCCGGTTGCTCTGAGCCTAGTTCCTTTAATCTCTTATCTGCTATCTGTTTTAATTTTTCTAACTGCCCTGGTATACCAGCAAACTCATCTGTCTGTGCTAATTGATAATCAGGAGACGCAAGCTGGTTCTGCGGTATCAAAAATAATCTAAGATTTGATAAATCTCTCATAAACTCTTGCGATGTCTTTTGCACCCCGCTTTGGCCAGGCTTATTCTTCCTATTATAGTTAATGTCGGCTTTCAATAACATTTTTAAATGTTCTTCTTCCGGCTCACCTTCTACAAAATAATCATTTGGACCAAACTGCACATTCACATATTTGCCGCCAAACTGACTTACAAATAAGTTAAATTTATTCTCGAAATCATCCAGATTTATATTAGCGCCATCTTCAGAAATCGCTTTTCTATTTGCGTTAATAACTTGCTGCCCATCTCTACGCAAGCCGCATCTGTATACAACCGTTCTTCCATTATAGTTATCAGCCTTAACTACCAAATTAGTCCAACCAAAATTATCACCTTTATCACCACCAGTTAAGCTTTTTTCTAAACGAGATATAACATTCTTAATAGCTGATGGATCATTGGCTTTTGACACAACCTCAAATACTCTATCATAATCTATTTGATTAATATCATTTGCGGCTATAGACGTCTCATAATAATAGTACCTTAGTACTGTCGGATTATTAGCGGGCTGAGCATCTAAAACATCTTTTGCATCTGCGGCCATTACTGCCTTATATAGTCTTTCCTCTATAGTACTCATTTTCTATCCCATTATACAGTTTTAATGATCGGTCTTCCCTCTAACTCGAACAAATCGACAACATCTATTTCTGAATTTCCATTTAGGATAGTTGCTCCGCTTTTTAATCCTGTTTCGTTAGCAATAACAACCATATATAATTTACCACTTAAATCTGAGGGATTACTGCTAACCGCAGCGTTAAGGATATAGGATTGATAAACCTTTTTTACTCCTTCTTCGGTACTCCACTCTAAAGAGCTATCATCAATCATAGCTTTCATTTTTTCATATTCTATAGAAGTAGTTTTCTTACCAAAAAATTCTGAGGAGTTTGACAAAGTAAGCTTAAAATTAGAAAAGCCACGCAACCTTATACTTGATGAATCACCCACCGTAAAATCATTTGTAGCGGCATCAAGAGGTGATTGGCCTACTAAACGAGGATTTGTTTCATATATATCAGTTTCAATATTTCCTACATCCATAAGGGTAGATTTAGCCTGGTAATCATTTTCTAACTTAAGGGTTGGCATTCTATCGATTACATTAGCTAAATAACTTTTTGGGACATCAAGTCTTACAATCTGATATGATGAATTTGCAGAAGGAGCCCCAGAGGGTGAGTAGAACTTTTCTGATAAAGTCAGGTGTGTAGGTTGAACCTCTTCAATTCTATAGTAATTGGAACCATTGATCGAAATGTAGTCCCCTGAAAGAACGTTAAAAGTAGCTCCTGAGTCCTGGACCCAATCAGTATTTTTTCCATTAACTGTTCTTGAGTTATTTATTACTGTTACAGAACCCTTAGAGTAGGTGTAGTTACTAATTTTACCAGACCCTGATGTGGTTATTAGCGCTGGGCCTTGCGCTACTATTTTTCCGTAAAACTTATCTGTTGATAACTCTAACCTTCCCTGATACGGAGAAACATTCAAAACGAAATTATAAGCGCCCTCTCCAGACTCTACGTAGCTTCGTACGAGTGCTACTACTTTTACATCAAGAATTTCCAAAGGATTTCTCAGTTTTATTTTTAATCTGTTTGGTAAATAATCTTCTCCATATTGATCGGGTTCTACCGGTAAAAAGCTATTAGCAGGGTCACTAGTTGCTGATGGGTGGTACAGCTCGAAGGATTCAGCAGCATAATAAGTTGAGTGATCAGATCTTCTAACATATACATATGCTTGTGATTCTACAGGGTTAGAATTAAATGTCTTTGAGGAAAAAGCTATGAAAGGCTTGTCTAAGCTTTCAACTACCCAATCTGCCGATCCGTTACTAACAGCCGAAGCATCAATCTCTATTAATTCATACGTATCTACGACACCTCTTGCTTGATGACTTGTTTCGAAAAACTTAAACGACCCAAATTCATTAGATCCTACAGAGAGTGTTATTTTAAACTCATAAGAACCGTCAGATAATCCTGTACTTTTTATATAAAAAATTGAAGAAGTAGTTCTTTCCATTTGTAGACTAAAGGAAATAGGGTCTGACCAAGTTCCGAGTTCTTTATACTGTACTGTTTTTACGCCTAAAACCGGATACCCGTTTAATTTTCCGTTCTCGCACTCTATAGAAAATCCTCCAGATCTAACGTCGATTGTTCGGTGGATTACTAAGTCCACACCAAAATTGTAATTTTCAGTTTCGTTACCACCTGCATAATGAACATAATCGTTCTCGGAGGTACCATCGGAGGCTAAACCGTTATTAAACTCTAATAGATTGAGGTCATTATCATACCTCAACAAGACATCGCTATTTCTGACAGGAATAGGCACTCGATAATCTTTATTAACCTCTAGTATCTTTTTAGGCAAATCCTTAAAACCGTTATTGCTCTCGTTATAGTAAAAGTCAAACTCTACAAAAACTTTCACATCTGTAGTGCTTTTACCGCTTATAGGTGCTTGGTTTGTAAACTCTATATAGGGATCATCTTCGTATTCTATATAATCATTTACAGATAAGTCAACACTAGTTATTGCCTCCGTATTGCCCTCTAAATCTTTAGATTTATAAGAGACAGTTCCTGATACATCTAATTTTCTTCCACTAGCAAGTGTTATAGAGTTAGCGTCTTTTTCAATTATCTGGTCTGTATTAGAATATGAATTATTCTGAACTAATTTATAGATAGTAGTTGCTTTATATTTTACATAGACTTTATCGCTTGGATCAGGATCAGCATAATCCCAACTGATATCGATACCGTCGCTAGTCGCGGGACTGCTTGAACTATCTACATAAAAAATTCCAGTCACGTCTGTTATAGTCCCGAAAGATTGGATAAAATAAGTGTTAAGATTTATTTCGTTAGTATGCCATGTACTTTCGGGAGAGATATCAAGTTGAACTACGTTTCTTTTTGAGTAACCCGAAGCAAAAGAAAATTGTGTTCTTTTTACAGAATTTGCACCAGAATCACTTCCGCTTCCAATGTTTGGTAAACTACCGCTCCCGTTCAGTTGCTCTATTTTAAGTATCTCGGAGCCCCCGGAAGCCGTATACCTAGACCCAGAGTTCCCAAATACTTTTCCTATTTTTGTTCTCAGATTTCCTGATATTAGTTTTCTGAAACTTCTCTTTAAAATGCTATCCAGGTTACCGTTACTAGACAGTGACGTATGTCGCAGGTCTACAATATCTGAACTATATATTAAATCTAATTTTTTACCATCAGGACGGTCGGAACGAGTATTATTACTAGTTACTTTAGCACCATGGATTTTATTTGTGCTATAATCATAGTTAGCTCTTCTGTAGACGACAAACATTGGAATAGCATACACAAAACCGTCTACTGTATTTAAAGCTATTTTGTCAGCATCTGATCCTGTCCCGGCTATATATAATCCCGGATCTTTTACTCCTGCATTAGTAAAAGAGTAAGTAGTAAAGGTTCCGTCTGGGTTTCCCCCTATAGCTTTTATCTGAGGTGAACCTAACCCTTCGGGGTACTGGTTAAAATCAATATTGCTAGTATAGGCACTGTCTATTTTATCTCTAATTCTATACTGTAGCTGCACTCTCTTTGTGGTTTCAATCCCGACACTATCCCATACTATCTGTTTATCTAAGGAAGAGGGAGCCTGGACATTTCCGTACGGGTATATTAAATCACTTTCTCCTACAAGTTTTCTCCATACTTCTAGAAAAACTACATCATACCTGTATGAACCAGAATTAGGGGGCAATTTTATGGAAATAAGATCTTTAACTAGGTCATATGGTTTTTCAGGAATTGTCTTTTGAATTAATATAGGCCACCCATTAACTACCGCTACATTCGACATATCCGTAGATACTAATTTAAAGGTATTAGATCCATAAGAGGAAGAGCATAGAACCTGTCCACTTCTAGCATTATTCTCAGTAATGCTATCAGATAACTGATCTATACTATCTACCTTCAACCAACCGGAAGGATATATAGACTTCAGAACCTTTTGAGTCTTATCGTTTGATATCTGATTTATTAGGTTGAGTTCAGACGTAAGACTTGGGATCCTATTCTGGAATACAACATTGTCCAGGCTACGATTCTCTACGTCTAATACACGATTCTGATTTGTTCCAAAATTATCGCTCATTAGGATTTCCTATTAATAGGATATCTGAAGTTTATAAAAATCTAACGGGTAGATTACTTTAGTCTCAATAACAGGTATTTGGGTCAAGAACTTTATTAGCTTGTTATACTCTTCCCGTAACCCGTCTAATACTTCTTCCGTAAAAAACCAAGTAGCGGGATATGTGGTGTTCTTATGAAAAATGTCATCAACGTAAATAAGAGGAGTGAGTATCGTTACCGCTTTTACTATAATTGTTTTCATATCCTCGTAGCATTTTATGATATCAGGAATAATTACTTCAGTAATAAATTGAGCATTTTCTTTTAAATTCTCATTCAGTTTTATTACTAACCTATTGACGGCCTTTGTCATGGTTACATAAAGAATTTCCATTTGTGACCAAAGACACTTATTATCGATAATTTGATATTTGATCTCATTAATAAACTTTTGAGTATCTTTTGCCCCCCACATGCTTGGTACCAATTTTTTCCTACATAAAAGGGTACCATGATCCAAGGCTTTCTGCAACACGCGCATAGCATCTCTCATTATAGAGCACAGTACTACCGTGTTGTTTTTTATTACCTTATCCGCCTCCTGAATATCTGTCGGCATAGCTACGTCAATATTTAGCGCCTTTTCCATGTTCTTAGCATCAGTAGCTTTTTTATAGACAGAAAATTTATTTTCATCTATAGAGGCCTTTATATAGTTTACTGTCTTTTCTAAATAATGATCGGGGGCGCTCTTCCAGTCCCCCGAATAAAAACTTAATTTGCTATCGTCATCACTCTTTAGAACCGCCACTAAACTTGCTATGACAGAGGTGTTTACGTCCTTGGATGCTTCTCTTAAAGGCCCGGTAAACACCTCGCAACCATTCAGAATATACCGTACAGAGCTGTTTTCCGATAGGATAGCTAAGCTATCATCCTTTATCTTAACATGCCCTATTACCTTGGACCTACTATATGATATCTTTTTAAGTAAATGCTTCATATTATGAAGTAATTCTAAAAATAATAGTCATGATCATAGAGTTTGTCTTATTGATCACCGGGAAGGTTCTCCAATTTACCATTGTCCCCGAATTCAAAGAAGATGTAGCGTCACCACCGAATAAAGCAAGCTCCATAATAGGACCTACGGCTTCAGCTTCCCCAAATGTGACCGAATAATCGACTATATTCGTAGGAGTTGTTGTGGGCTCTCCAGTGTCAGGATCTACAAAGCTCTTTAAATCAATAGATTTTCTTGAGAACTCATTCTCTAATTGAGTCTGAGAGGTAGTAGGGGCGGGTGGGTCAAAAGGGTCCCAACCACCAGATCCGCTGCCGACCCCAAGATAAGAAATCCCGTTATCGGGTTCTGTATTATCTTTTAACAATTGAGCAATAAGAATAGAAGCACTATTCACAATAATATTGTGCTTTTCATATGAATAGATCTCTTTGCCACCCTCATACAAATGTATAGTAAGATGACCCTTCACCTTGGGACCTTCCTCTTGGTAACGCAACGCCGAACCAAACAACATTCCTAGTGGCTTGGTTTTCTTTAAAATCTCTTTAAACAGGGCCATGATGCTCCTCACTTAAATTTTAATTTAGATATAGAGATACACTCTATATATGTACTTTTGATTAATAGATTATTAGCTCGTTCTACCGAACTCTTTAATTTCTGTGACCTTAAGGGAGTTATCGTGTAATATTTCTCTTACGAACCTAGTATAGAGAGGATATGTATCGCTATTTAAATTTAAAGCAGATACGGCGTTATTAATTCCAGTATAGGGGTCATTTAAATAGAGATAATCTAAATACATAGCCTCATTGCTATCTAACGCTATGAGAGCGTCCGTATTTAAAGTAGTATCTACAGTAGAGTCCTCGTCTTCAGACATCTCTAATAATGTTCCAAAATAGTAATTATGAATAATACCTGTTTCTCCAGCTCTATACTTATTAGGATCCCAATAACTTCTTCTTATACTGTCCCCTATATCATCGGTCATGTTAATAGGATCTTCTAATAAAATACCACTAGGAGAGGTTTCTCCACCAGCACCAGTCCCCCCGCCAAAAGAAATAAGCACTAAGTCCTGATCCCAATCTCTCCATTGTACCCTGTATTCTGCTTCACTATAGGAGGCGTATGTACCAGTTACAGCACTTGGGACAAAATATTTGTCATCGTCGGTTACTATTAGGGGGTTATAAGATCCCGTAGGACCAGTCAAACCGAGATCAACAGCCCCACTTGGTCCTGTGAATCCTGACAGAGAACCTGTTACATTATAGACTGAACTTCCATCCCATTTAATAATCTCAGAGCTTAATAGCTCAGATCCTGCGGGTAAACCTGTAATATAAGGGTTGTCTGGGCTACGAGGATAAGGATCGGGGTCAGGATCCGGAAAATTCAAGGAAAAACCAGCACCTGAATATCCAGGTAAATTTTTTAGTACGGACTCTGGTAAGCCATAGCCAAACCCAGTAGATTCTTTAAATACGAGCTCTCTATTTAGATTTCCAACCTTACCTGTTACGCCGTTATTCACTACATAGTTACCGCCCGGCAGCAACACGTCCACAGCAATCACAGAATCTCTAACTATCTGATAATCATAGCGTCCCGTTTTATGTTTAAAACTGGTGTGCAGCCTTACTGTTTGATAATCGATGATCTCAACTACAGTATATACTACATCCTCATATGTGGTCACGTATTCTTTGGAATCATCATCCCATTCAGTTATGGGTACTTCCTTAAAAGTGATTGCATCACCTCTATGGAGAGTAAGCCAATTTTTATCTATGGCTTTGATGGTCTTAGATCCGTTTAATGTCTGGGCTCTACCTGTCTCAATTTCTGAAGGAAGCAGATTTATATAATCCAGATAATCGTTAATTCTGAGCTCTCTATTAGGATAATAGATATCCACATATGAAAAAGAGAAAGGTAGAGATCTGCTACCTTCTGAAATGGATGCCAGATGTGCGTCATAGCCCCCATTATCAAACTCAACTATCTTGAGGTCAGAATAAAAATTCAGTTTTTCGTTTTTATCATATTCGCAAATAGGGTTTTCATCGATGAATCCTGATTGATCTGGATCTATAATACTAAATCCAGCCTTAAGGTCGTGAGTGTATTCATCAGCCTCCTCATAAGTATCTTCTCCATCAGGGAGTATAAATCTCTTATAATGCCCGTCATCTGTGAATGTTTCTATAAAAAGAGGAGTGCCCTCATACAGCACAGTATTTGCAGGTAATTCTTTTTCCAAATATTTATCATTAAGAATGACATTCTTATCTTTGTCCAATAGATATTCAGGACTAAAAGTGAGCCCGTACTGATCTAATAAATTTCTATTGGACTTTAAAGAGGCCTGCGTGCCATACTTTTCATAACCATCGAGAATAAGAGTCTCAGGGGAATTAAGCACAGAGCTTTCGGAAAGCATGAAAGCTCTATACCGATATCCTATTTTTTTAATTTTTTCAAAGTCAATGACTGGCTCTTGTATACCAGTAACCCCTTGGTCATAGATATGGCTATAGCCAAACCTAGGACCATAAAAGGCATCTAGTAGATACCCTGATCCATTATATACCCAAGCGGTATCTGTAGTTCTTGAAAAAGCATCTACAAAATCAGGGACAAATCTATACTTTCTTTCAAAGTGCGTATAGTAGTAATCAAACTTTATTATTGACCCAGAAGGTGGTAAAAAGTTAATCCTAACATGACCCAATAAAGGCCTTACTGATTCTACTGCGTTTTCTACTGTTACATATCGTATAATTTTGTACGAATAAGTCCCCGAGTCTACACCAAAATTAGCATCAATAGTTATTTCTTCACTAGATTCTACAGAATTAATATTATAGATTATCTCTTGATCTAAATAATTAGGGGCCTCGATAATTACTGTATCATTATCTTGGACTTCATCCCAATTAGTTTCTGTAGAAGTTAAAGAAGAACTACCTTCATCGGCTTCTAGTGTCCCTGCAACTACCGTATACCCCACCGATACCTTAATATCATCAACATCAGCTAAATGTCCCTCTCGATTTAGTATAGGAAACAAATTTACATTGTAATCCCTAGAGTCACCATACATTAATGGATCCGATATCTCGTACGGCCAATAAAGCCTCTTTACCACTCCATTCTGAGGTATAATGGAAAATTCACCACCTACATTTTCCTCATCATCAACAATATCGGTTTTAAATTCTTCCCGGTATTGTACTGGGTTCGGATATCTTTTTGCGTAATAATAGTCTATACGTAATGTCGTATAATATGGCGGGAGAAAATTTAATGTCACCTCCCCAGTCCAGGGGTCTACAGAGGATATTGCGTTATCTACCTTTAGCCCATCTAAGTAAACTACTAGATCTGATGCTTCAGCTAGATCCCCCTCTGCACTGAACATTGGCAATGAGGGCATGGAATAAGAGTTGGGGTCTGAAGAAATATTAAAATAAGCAGGTGTACTTTTTCCAGTGGTGTCTTCAGAATAACCATCTATTAATTTATCCTCAGCATTATCTCCGTCTTCATCGGTATCGTAATCTATTTTTATAAATCCTGATATTAGCTGTAGACTTGGCCAGGTGAAATATTTTCTTGTATCTTCATAGAAGGGGGTAAGGTAACATGACCCCTTTCTGTCGCATAAATGCATACTATCGTCAGAAGTAGTCATCAAAGAGCCGCCATCCTGCGCCTCTTTATACTTCTTAGTGGTAGTCTTTTTAATTTCCCAATTCGAATCAGGCTCTATTATCTCAGTATAACCGTATACATCTATGAAGATGCTTTTTATCTCTGATAAGCTTGGTACAATCTCCGGTTCCTCATACTCTAGCTCTTGCTTAAAAACCCCGTCTATGAAAAGATCAAACCGAGTTACTGAAATCTCTTTATAGTACTTCTCGTTTAAAAACTTGTAAAAGCTTCCATCTACTTTTACTACCTTAGCTACACCATTCTCATTTATTACATGATAACCTTCAGAAAGATTATTGATGGTTTTTAGCTTCTTCTTTACATTCTCCTGAAAGTAAGGCTTAGATCTAACTGTGCGGTCAAACTGGGCGTAATAATTATCTTTTACTTCTTCAGGAGTGTTGTAGAAGGTAAACTCCGATGTAAATTTCTCTGCCTTAAATACAAGTTCGTCACCGATTTCTATAGTAGAAAAGAATGTTCTATATTCTCCGTTTCCATCCCTGGTATAGAACAATGTATCAGAGTTATATACAATTTTAGAGTTATCGGATAAAGTAATTATTGATAGCGATTCATCAATATCAGAGATCGTACCGGAGTAGGACCAATCAGATTTAATAACTGAGGAATTTGAAGAAGAATCTTTAGTAGCAGAATATTCTACAGGATCCCCGACGGAAAAATCACTTAAAGAAGCACTGCTTACTTCACTCCCATCTTTCTCAAAGTAATCGGTATCAGAACTGTATATTAATACTTTACCATCTTCTAATATGATTTTTTCAGTATCGCCTTCTATTTTTGTTATCACTCCGTAACCGCTGCCGCTTCCCGAGCTCTCTAACTTATATAGCTTCTTTAAATCGTACGTTACTACATAAGCTATTTCTGTGTCGTAAACAGTTTCTGCAATAGGGTTAGTAACGTACTCAAAGGTACATTTTTGATCGTTATTTTTAAATTCGTCAGTCCATATCAACCTAGTGTCATACAAAACATGAGCCGGTCTGATAAGGCTAATAAAGAAATTCAAATCTTCTAACAAGTCTCCGATGTTGGAACTGGCGGAAACTGAATCCATTAATATATCAAAGAAGATTTTGTTTGTATCCTTTAGGTTGTACACTGTGTCTGGCTTACGCAGCTCAAGATACAACTCTTTCAATTTTACGGGAAGACCTAAAATTTCGGATACAGATGATTCTAAATTATCCTTACCGCTACCGCCAAGGTATGCATTACGTATTTTTAAAAGATACTCTCTGTATTCTACATCAGTTAGCTTCTCATTTATGGATCTTTCACCCAAAAACAGCAAATCCCCGAGTATCTGATAAAGGTACTTGGTTCTTGTACCTTCGTGGTATTGATCTAAGTTAATATTAGAAAGGCTAACCTGTAGACGCGCTATTTCCTCAGCTATAGCTTTATACAGTAAAGCAAGATTGGTGTTTGTAGTCCGGGGATAATTACTAGGTAGATTTCTCAGCAGCCTCGCTTGGATATTATTAGTTACCTCACGAAGGTTCTTTTGAAACTCGATCCCAGTATCGGTTCTACTTTCACCGACTCTATCTTGATTTGATATTTGACTAATATTTCTCATAATTATTAATAAACTTTAGACATGGCAAAAAGCTCGTCTTCCGAGACACCTATTTTTTCCGCTAAACCTCTGACCATATTCATCATCTGACCTAACGCACCTAACTCCAGGGCGTGCATCTTACGTACATTAATTAAGTTACCGTGCATGATGCCCAGAGAATTAAGTCTTTCTTTGTACTTATCAATGACACCCTCTGTTATCCCGGCTAATGTAAGTTTTGCAGTTTCCACTAACTGTAAATCGTCTTCTGCGTCATAGGACGATTGAGAACCATCAATAATTAAATCTCCATTTCCTTTTACTAACAGTAATCCTCTGTCTCTATTAAGCACGGCGAACGCATTATCGGCTGCCACTAAAGAGGCTAAGGATCCCCCTGAAGTAGTGGCTGCCACTACGGTTACTACGGCTTCAGTATTAGAAGGGTAACCGTCATAAGTAGGGGGCGATGGTGAAACACCACATAATATCATAGATATAGATGAATCACTGTAGGATGTAATGTTCAACCCTCCGTGCCCAGATCCGTACATGACGTCATCGTAAATAGGTTTTATAATTCCTATAGTTTTTTCTAGTGGGTTATCATCTGCAGACATAGCTGGATTAGAAAAACCATCATCGTGTAACTGAAAATGAAGCATCTTTCTACCTACCGTATGTCCACCAAAGTCTGCGTCACCATAAAAATTTAAATTTAGCTCCCCATCTCCTCGCAAACGAGTGAGTATAACTTTAGAACCCGCAGAACCATTATCAATCCTTAATAAATCCCTGTTAACTACTTTCGACCCACCAGATATAGAGTATTCCATTAAATGGGCGGGTTCGCTACCACTATCGGACGTAGAGTCGCTTAAGACGTATTCGTAGTTAATAATAGGTTGAGTAGTGGAATCTGATACAGCGCGGAAATACATATAGTCAGAATCTGAAATACTTAAGTCTATATATCTAGAAGTTACATTATCTTTTATAAAAAGACCGTAATGGGGATCATCTGACCTATATAAAGTTATAGTTCCACAAAACAAGGTATCGTCACAATTAACAGTCAATTTTCCTGTCGAAGATATACTTAAAGTCGTAGTATTCACCCATTTACTTTTATTAGTACCGTCATAATAAAGCATGCTACCATCTTCAACCGATGTAATATCTACATCAGCTATATCATCAAGATTAAGACTAAGAGTAGCAGCTTCCCACTTAGAAGAGCCACCATTAAACTTTAGGTACTGATCTCCTGACGGAGAACCGATACTAGTATCAGATAAATTAGTCAAAGAGTTGACGGCATTGATCCATTTTGATGTGCTACTATCATATTTTAATATATGATTTTCAGCAGGAGAACTAACAGTAGTATCCGGCAAATTAGCTAAGGAGTAGGCTATGTTATTCCATTTAGAGTTAGCGGTGTCGTACACCAAGACCTGGTTTTTAGCAACAGAGTTTATCTGAACGTCATTTAAGTCATTAAGTTGCGTGACATCGAATTTTAATTCTGTCCAGGTTGTAAGATCGCTCTCTAATTTATAATACTTATCATCATCCCACACATAAGCTAGCATCCCACATGCTCTTAAACTAGTCCAGCCAGTAGCAGGGTAATCCAGATCAGCTTCTATCTGTGTCAGGTTCCTTGCTCGATGAAGACCGCCTACCATTTTGTTGGCGTCCAGGTCATCCAATACAGCTCCGTGCCTAAACCATCCACAAGCATTTCTAAATACCAGACGAGAGTCAAAGGATTGTCTTATATCCGATGTAGTTTCTATTGCTATTTGAGGACTTTTTAAAGTCTGAGCTTGTGTGCCACAGAACAACTGAGCGGTCGTCCCAGTTATGGCCAAAATATGTTTATCAGTTGAATTGCTGGACATTTATTCCTCCGATGAATTTTGTACATTATCCTCTGAACTATCCGCTGTATCCTGCCAGGTATCTTCATCGTCATCTGTTGTGCTCTGTATTATGTACCCGTCCACAGTAATAGTTTTTGATACAGTATCTGAGCCAGAAGGCCCCGTTACTGTAAGGGATACTGTAATTTGACCAGATACCCCATTATAAACATGGGTCGCAGTCTCTCCCGTAGCAGAAATTGAATCTCCAAAATCCCAACTATATGAAGTTATCGTTCCGGCTGAGAAACTGCCATCAAAATTAAATGTAGTTACTCTCTCGTCACCTTCTGTGGGGGTTACCGCAAAATCAGCAGCTAATGCTTCGGTAACTGTTATGTAATCATATTTAATCTCTTGATCCTCACCAGCTGGGCTCGTAGTTACCAAAGACACAGTATATGTCCCAGCTGAAGCGTAACTATGAGTCGGATTCTGTTGAGTAGAAGTATTTCCATCCCCAAAATCCCATAGCCAGGAAGTTGGATTTCCGTTTGATAAATCGGTAAAGGATACAGAAAGACTTGCTTCTCCGCTTAAAGGGGCACCTACAAAATTTGCTACTGGAATCGCATATCTGGTCGGTTCAAAAGCTGGAAGGCTCTCCCCCTGCTCTCCTCTAACTCCAGGATACCCTTTTACAGAAAAACTATTAATTCCGGTCTCTCCTTGTAGCCCTGTAGGACCAGAATAACCAGTAGCTCCGATAAAACCGGTAAGTCCTTGAAAACCGGTACTGCCAAGACCCCCTGTTTCTCCCTGAGGGCCCCTCAGAGTAAAATTACCATACCCTAAGTACTGTTCTACATCGCTTTCAGTTATTCTACTAATACCGGTTAACCCGTAGCTTCCATCTTGGGTAAGCTTAACTACCATTATAGGTAATTTACTCGATAAACTAGGAAAAACTTTAACATCACCGGTCGATGTCTTGTTATACGATATACTAGGTATTACTTCTAACTGTGCTTTCTCGTTAATCGCTATCAATACATAAAGCACACCAAATCGCTGATTAAACAACCTTCTTGAATTGGTTATATACTTTTCTACAAAATCCTGGAGATCAATTTTAGTACCTTTAAACTGTATCCAGGTATCTCCGATAGCAACAGAGCCCCCTTTAATGGACACGACATTCTCGCCGTGGACATTAACATCTTTATTAAGGGTAGAGAAATCAGCTACTTTTCTAGTTCTAAATGCCATATTTTAAGCCAAAGTTATTATTAGATAATTAGAGAAAGAATTCAAAGGGAATATGTATATTCCAGTTAATTCCTGTCATACCTTTAGTACCGGTTTCCCCCCGATCCCCATAAATAGTAGGGCCAATTATTCCAGTCTCACCCCTCAAGCCTTTTGCGCCCCGCTCTCCCTCTATTCCTGTCTCCCCCAACAGCCCTGTATACCCATATGATCTATTTGATTCTCCCTGAATTCCCTTTTTATCTTTATCGAGGACATTACCGGCACCAGAAAAAAATATGACATTGGAATCATTCAAAGGTTTGTAGCCAAAGTTTAGATCTCTAGAGCCATCCTGAATAACAATAAGCCCCACAAGAGGAATAATATCTATCACAGACGGTACTGGTACAGACTTAATAGAAGAAAACTTTACCTGGTTACCCTCTAAATAAGTCAGCTCCCCATTTTTATCTAATCCAATAACTAAATAGAAAGCGTAATTTCGATCATTAAAAAACCTTGTCCTAGGCGGAGCTAAGACCCTACCTATATAGTCATCTAGCTTAAACAGTTTGCCTCTAAAATTTATCCAATTATTATCAAATACAAAGGAACCCGCATTTATTCTAACAGTCCCCTTAGATATAGTTGGTTTTAAAGAAGCATTTATCGTGTTCTTTTTACTTTTTAACATATCATATCCTAATCATATATATGGCTAGGCCCGTTGGATCTCTTAAAGCCATAGGGTTTTTGGCTTGTTTCCCCACTCGGTATCCTAAAGCGTACGCCTCTACCACCATTAAAAATCTGAAGCTGCCCAGGCCCGGTAATCTCCATTAACTTATCTGGATCCGGGGCTCTATCGTAAGTGGAGATATCGTTTACGACAGTTATTCTTACAGTAGCAGAATCAGTTTCCCCATACACATCCGTAACTGTAAGTCTAACCGAGTACTCACCGGACTCAGAAAAAGTATATGTAATCTGCTGTGTTGAACCGATAGTAGTATATGAGGTCGATGCTTTTCTTACTTCCCACTTCCAGGTAGAAACGCTATTATTTGCAGATCCTGCAAAAGTAGACACAAGAGGTTTATGTCCATGTAAGGGATTAGCAGAAATCGAAATCACAAGAGGATTCTGACCGGCTATTACAAAAATTCCTCTCTGGATAGACACCGTAGTAGATAGCGCTGAGTTGTCAACATCCTCAATATGCCACTCTACTACCAGGGTAGAAGAATAAGTATCCGGAGTATTATAAGTATAAGAAGAAGTATCGCTTGTTGAATCCGTTGTCCCATCACCATTTAAATCCCATTTAATACTATTAATTCCTGTCAGGTCCAAACCAGAAGTAGAAAAATCAACCTCTAAAGGAACTTCTCCTGTAGCGGGAGAAGGATCAGTGACGATGCTGATATTTTCGGATGCTGTAAAAGATTCGATTTTACTATACGAGTTACCCAGGTCATCCGTAATAGTAAGTTGGATTTTATAATCACCAGGTACTACTATATCTTTTACGTAGTTTCTGTCAGCTTGTGTAGAAGTTGTTTTTCGATCTATTGTTATCTCTCCGAGTATTGGATCCACATAAATAAGATCCCACACCCATTGATTAGCGTAAGTATCATTAACAGGGCTGAAGGTTACTGACTGAGTTACGGTTGGTGTCGAATCTGAGACATCTATATCTAAAGGAGATAATGCTATCACCTCTGCAGAAGATGTATCCGTAAGACCGTATATATCATACACGGTAAGTGTAGGATTATATGTATTAGCCGTGTCGTAGATATGAAAAAGTCCTGTTTCCCCTAGTACCTGAGAGGAGCCATCATCAAAATCCCACTGCCAACCGGTTATATTACCTATACTATTGTCTTCAAACAAGCCGGTTAAAGGAATATACCCATAAATAGGAGATACGGTAAAAACAGAATCAACGCTGGATACAATTACTTGCATATCAGGGTCAACAACATCGACTCCTGGATAACTTGCATCCGAGCTAAATATCTGTTGAGTAGCAAAACCTTGATCTATTATCAGTACTGTATCATACACTCCTTCAGTTGTATACTGATGCGTCGGGCTCTGAGAGGATGATTCCGCCCCATCTCTGAATATCCAATGATAGGACACAGGAGAAAATCCAGAGGCAGGCGTCGCTGTAAAATTGACAACTAAAGGCTTTTTACCTAAAGTAGGGCTTACAGATATAGTTAGATTATAAATCTTAACATCAATATCAAATGATGTGAGCTGCTTTGTGGAATCTAGACCCGAAACTCCTATGTCTCTTACTGTTAATTGTGCATTAAACGTTCCATAAGAAGTAAAATCGTGGGAAGGCCCCGTTAATCCTGTGACTACAGCAGATCCGTCTCCATAATCCCAGGAAAAACCAGGGTAAACCCCAGCAGGTGTAGGATCTAATGTCCTAGTGGGGTTAGTTACTCCAAAATCTACAGGAAGCCCGCCAGGAGGTATAGCCCCATAGTAAAAACGAGGATCAGCTACTATGGTAGCTTCTAGAGTCCTAAGAATTATTATGTATCCCGCTTTAGTAACTGTAGTAACAGGGGATTCGTTTATAGTCAAGGAGACAGTAAACACACCTTCTGACGTATAGCTGTGGGTCGGGTTTTTAAATAAAGGATCGGTAGTATAAAAATCAGTACCATCCCCAAAATCCCATCTCCATGAGGTAGCGCCCGTATCATCAATTGCTGTAAATGTAACAGGTGCCGGGTTAGTAGGGCTAAAATAGGCTAGAGTGGGAGAAGCCGTAAAATTTAGAGCTGTATCAAAGTAATACGCCCCAACATTTGTTCTAATTTCTCCCCACAGACCCTCATTATAATTGGTATAATTTCCTGAACCTGATAGAGTGATTCCTGATCCTATAACAGAAAGCCCAAAATCTGCCTTTGTATTAGATAAAACGGAGGACCAAGCTGGCCAAGTAGCTGAAACCCATCCAGACTGATTGGTTCCGGAATACACTAAGCCACTAGCTGACCACGTACTATCTGTTTGTGCTATATAAGAAAGACTTATGCTATTAAAAGACCATGAAGATTCAGAAACAGTGAGAGTATCTATTACAGAATCCTTTAGAATAGCATCAAGGTCTTTTGCTCCATATGGTAAACTAGAAGTATCCCCTGGTGTAGAACCCTCAACCTGCAGAGCAAAGCAGCCTGCACCTATAACATCACCACCCTCCATTACTATGTAATGTGGGTCGGCATAAGTATACGATCCAGAAAAATCCGTATAATTATCTGGCACATATGGGGAGTAAGATGCAGTAATTACGCCATCTTTTCTCCTTAACTCTATATAGATTTTGTCATAAAGATCCGTAGGCACTATAACAGAATCGAGAGTTACTAAGGAAGCATCTACAAATTCGAGCACATTTGTGCCCATACTGAATTCAATTCCGCCTCGAGCTGTTCCCGCAGTATCGTCATATATATAAAACTTTTCTGATCTATTTCCTAATCCAGTTTTAGAATCTACTATACAGAATCTATAAACAAAATCTCCAGTTAAAGCTACTCCCGTAGGAGTCAGCCTTACATTTACAGAACTATTCTGAACCGCTACCCAGTTATCACTACCTTCGGGTATTTCCTCAAGCTCCCATGCGTCAGTACCTGTTCTAAAATCGGTACTCCACCAAGTGTTATATTCACCGCCTACAAAACCATCGTTTATATAAGACCAGGTATTGTTCTGGCTTAGAGGTACTGTCTCTACAAAAGCTATGGGATTAGCTTCGGAAAGAAGCGTGTCGCCGTAGAACTCATATCCCCCAGACCCTATTATTATCTGGTCACTCGCCCTTACAAAGACATCTCTAAAGTAAGTTGTGTCGGTATAGGGCTCTATAGTGTATCCAGTTAGATAAACATGCTTATCCGAGTATATGATACCATTAAATAAGTTTACCCCACTAAGGGTAACTTTGTCGGCTCTTAATCTCCAGGGCCCTTCGGTATCATTATCCCAATCAGATAAAAGGTTGTTTCTATACGGTATACCCTCATTTAACCAATAAATCTCATCGGCAGCAGTATTCGTGATATCCCTCACGCCTTTTAGCCTAAAATCCCCTCCGCGCATCCTAGAGATAACATCATTTAAATATATGTAAGATGCCGGGGATGAGCTATCACCGCCTTCTGTAAGAGAGGTATCATTACTACTTGCTATGTCTACGTAAATCGTGGTAAGAAAACTCTGCACACCATAATAAATAGCTGACGGCGATCCCGCTAATCGATATTCATTATAGTCTGAGGTATCCCAATCTGGTAATGTAGGAGCCGTCCAGTTAAAGGTGTTATCTTCTCCATATACTAGGGCTCCACCGCTTGAGTTATCATCTACCAAATCCGCGAAGTTAGACGCATCAGATATGCTATTGCTAATTATCAAGTCTACGCCTACATTCTGACAATCTAGCTTAGCCGACCCTGTTTTATTCAGTATGCAATTATTAAAAGTTGCGCTACTGTCACTTTGTACAAGTACTCTCGTATCAAAATTAAGGGTACATCTAGTTAAGTTACCGTAAATAGTTGATTGATTACCAACCGACTCTATGTAAAGATCTTCTCCGTTATTAAGAAATAAGTCACCCGCTCCCCCTGAATAATTATTTCTTATACTTCCACCTTGCATGTTGACTCTGCCAGAGGAAAAACCTCCTACAGCATTCTTATTAATCTCTAACTTCCACGGTCCATACTTAGAAAGATTCCAGGCTTTAAAAGATGCTGTGCCTGATGTTATTGTGATATTCGTAGAACTTGGAAGACTTGCTTTTCCTCTTAAATAAAATGTTAGACCATCCGAAAGTGCTGCTATAAATTCGGTTAGTCCTACAGCATTTTCCCCATAGTAACCATCATTACCTGTAGAAGATACGGATAGATTAACAAATATAGACTCACCATTAGCCCATCCGTCGTCATACCCTACCCCAGCAGTATCACTTATTGTTGCTGGGCTAGTACCTCCATCTAAGGAAAATACAGTTAGATCTGTACTCGTGTTACTCGGCAGAACTGGAGGATTCCATCCGTATGTCATATTAGAGGAGCTAATAGTGCCTGTGCCCGTGAGAAAGGCTCCTCCGGTAATAATATTACTGACACTGTTAGATACGGTAAATGTAGCGCCGGTATCTACAAAAACCTCATTACCATTGAAGATGCACCTATCGACAGTAGCTGTGTCTCCTGTCTCTACTGTAAACGGATTAGACGTACCCGTATTTACGAAATTAGTTTGTTCGTGGGTACCCGCTATATAGTCGGTCGTAGACGCGGCACTACCCTGCATATACATTCTCTTACTTCCATTAAGAGAGTAAATGCGCTCAGCATCTACAATACCATCTTGCATATAAGCATCTACATCAAAAGCATTCGATGGCTGTAGTATTCTCCAGGGACCGTACTCATTTAAGTCCCAAGCGATAAGGCTTACTTGATAAAGAGAGGTAGCGGTAATATCCGATAGGGATGAGGACCTTGTCCCCTTTAAAAGATAGATAGCTCTACCTGTAGCAGCGGAAATATTACTTACAAAATCTTCATAAGAGTATGGATCATTATATGAACCTGTATGGCCTGTAGACGTGTATGAGTTACTAAGCTGTACGTAATATCTTTTCACAGCATCTGAAAACTCATAGGCTCCCATATCTGTATAATTGGGAGACCCTGTGCCAGCAGGACTAGTTTTTACCTGGACTCTTGGATTCCCTTCGATGTCGTATGTAGTGGCGTTATCTCCATCTCCAGCGTCAATGCATTGTGATGTATACTTTAACCTTAAGTCGCCATTAGAAGGATCGACAAAATTTGGATCTCCAGCTACATTACTACTACCAATTGTAATATTTACTACATCAGGTGCGGATAAAGACGTAGCAGAGCAATAGTTTATTTCGGAACCTAAAACAAAAGGATCTACATAAATGTCATTACCTGAGGAAGTAGCGGTGTTACCATAAAAAACACAATTATAAGGGTCTGTATTTGAGTTAACTATGAAAAGTGCTCCACCGTTAATACCCGCTGTATTCCCGTAGAAAGAATTGTTTCTGAAGGTTGCTGTTGTTAACGTATTGTATACAGCACCACCGTTCTCTGTCACGGTATTATTATAGAACGCACAAGATTCCAAGACATTTAGTCTTGTACTAATATAAACGGCACCGCCTCTAACAGCAGAATTGTTATGAAACATACAATTCCTAATATTTGTACCGCCAACATATGTACCACCCACATAAATAGCCCCACCATTGCGTGAGGCTGTGTTATTATAAAACTCACAATTCTCTATTTTCCAATAAGAATAAAATGCGTTTCCTATAATTGTAACGGCACCGCCGTCGAAACCGCTATTATTGCGGAACACGCTATTGTATACTTCTAAGTTATCGTCTCCGTCTGTTCCTGAATAATTAAAGACTAAAGCTGATAAGAAAAAATCACCTGCGCAATTTTCAAAATACAGACTGTCTATTATTAGAGTGGATGGATATGTTGTGTTTGTATTTTTTAATATCGCTTCATTTACACCGTCGCCGTCGAGAATGGATTCAAATCTTGTTCTATCTCTCTGATTCTTATTTACTTCATCCCCTCGAAACCCTCCGTATATACTTAGGTTGGAAACAGCAACGTCAAAAAAGTCACCCGCTGCCCCTCCTGGTGAATATGTACCTTGGGCCACCCACAACTCATCCCCGTCAGTCGCCGAGGATAAAGCTGTAACTAGGCTAGTGTAAGCATCAGTCCAAGTAGTACCATTATTTGAACCGCTTGCGCTTTCATTTACATAAATAATCGCCATTACGCCCTCTTATATACCCAAGTTTGTTTTATCTATTTCCATTAACTCTTTTAGCCATTCTTGATGAATGGTAAAATTAAATCCTACTCTCCAATTATACAGCGATATAGCAGAACTCTCTTGAGTAAGGTAGGGGCTATAGACATCCCCTCCTCCTATGCGCACAAATTTAGACCTGGCTATATTCTTTGTAAAACCCTCATCATCCGTATCCGTATCAGAAGGAACCTCAATACCATCGACATAGAACTTCATTAACCCTTCATCATTAACACAAACATAGCTCAAAAAATGCCATTTATTATCAGCTAAATCTATTCTATTAGATCTATTTATTAGCAAAGACTGCGCTCCGGAATAAACAAGACGATAGTCCTCGTCTTCCCTTTTTATTCCTATTTTAAAAGAAGCAACATCATCTCCAAGGACATTCCCGTACATATCTGACACAGCTATAGGATAAATAATTTTGCCGTCAGAAACAGATGGGTTTTTTACCCACCCTATCGCTATAAATTGATTACAAGTTTTTTCTGGTCTATCCAGTACACTAACAAGGTTACCTTCTGTATAGTTAACCGTAAATGTTGGGTTAGTATCAAAATATAGAGCACCTATACCTAGCCTATCATTCTCAAATAAACCCGTGGGTATCTCCGTATACTCACTGCTGCCTACCCGTACTAATTTACCCCAGGTAGACCACCTTGCCCACTTTGTTGAGTCATCTGGGCTAGTAGAGGCATTAGCTCCAGCGTTCCAATCAGGCCACGCCTCTGGTATATCAAAATCAAATTGTGGATCCACATGAATACCCGTGATACCATGTAAATCCCCAATTCTATTTATTCCACCATAGTTAAAAGATGTGTTGCTTGTCCTCAGGATGGACCCCTCTAGCTTAGCGCTATCTCCCGTTACTCCTAAATCCTTAAAATCTATAATAGAGTCTTTAATAGAAAATTGAACAGGATCAGAATCCTCTTCGCTATTTATATCGAGAAGAGTTTTATTCCCACTGGGCCCGACTATATTACTACCACATATGTACGCATCCCCGTAAAGTGTAAAAAATAATCTATCATGTGAAACTATATGAGTGTTTTCTATAGTGGATCCACATAGGTATAAATTGAATCTTACGGGATCCCCAGACGAAATATCTAAATCAGTAGCTAGGATAGCACCAGAAATTTTCTTTGCTGATATATTTAGATTATCAAAGTTTGATGAAGACACATGTAATCGCCAAGGACCATACCTATCTAAATCCCAAGGCGTCATTACTATATTCGATTCTCCAATTGTAGAAGAAGAATGAACACCTTGTTGTAGATTTAATGAACCTCTAATTTTATACTCCAAGGAGTTATCAGCGCTTGTTGTTCTACTACTAAAATCTTCATAATTAAAAGGGTCGGTCTCCGTGCCTGCCCCAGAAGCTGTTTTGTTTAAGTCTACATAGTATGCATCTCCCGGGAAGTCAGCAGTAATGTAATCTGTTTTAGTAGCTGATCCTGACCCCCCAGGACCTGTAACTATGAGTTCAACAGTATAAGTCCCAGTTTGGTTGTAAGTCTTTGTGGGGTTCTGAGAACTACTTGAGGTACCATCTCCAAAATACCACTGCCAGTTAGTTACTGTAGTCACCGACTTATCAGTAAACTGCACGGTTAGCGGGGTGTATCCTGAAACTGGGCTAGCTTCAAATTCAGCCCTAGGGGAAACATTTACAGTTTTAGTAATAGTATCGGTAGAAGCCGGGCTAGTACGTGTAGCCGTAAGTGTAACAGTATAGGAACCATTTTCGGTATAGGTATGACTAGGATCCTGACTGGTAGATGTGTCCCCGTCACCAAAATCCCAACTCCAAGCATCTGCACCTCCGGTAGAGGTATCCTCAAAATTTACAGTTAATGGCTGCTGGCCTGTATTAGGAGTAAAAGTAAAATTAGCGGAAACTTCAGCAAGTATAGTCACTTCTTTAGTGGTTGTATTATTGCTAATATTCGCTTCATCATCGATAACAGTCCCTTCATAAGGACTATAAACCTTTAACGAAACTACATATGTCTCCCCGGGAGAGAACGTAGGACTTGAAAAAGTTAGGGAAGGATCTTCATAGGGCCAGTTTAAAGCTTCCGGTTCTGTAGAATAAAATATTTCCCCGTCCTCAGGCGAGCTCCCTTTTTTATACCACGACCAAACCCATCCGCATATGGTCACTAATGACTGATCAGTAAAATTAACAGTGTCACCAATAGATATAATAGAAGAACTTAGGTTGAAATCCGCTACAGGTCTTACATTAATATAGTCTTCTCCTGTTTGCTCGAATAGATTAGTAGAAAAACTACCCTCAGGACCGGTAACCGTTAATTCTACATCATAGAGACCATTTGCTGCAAAAGTACGATCAGGATTTTGATCGGTATCCGTCCCATCATCTCCGAAAGACCACAGCCAAGAAGTAATTGTACCCGTAGTGGTGTCAGTAAATTTTACATTTAATGGTACATCACCCTCTATAGGAGTTACAGTAAAAGAGGGATTAATATTAGTTTCTACATTTAAATAGGATAATTTTATCGAGGAATCCTCATATTTATAGGCAGAGGAAAAGCCACATAAATAAACTGAAAATTCTACTACCTTAGTATGTAAGGAAACATTATAATATTTTGCTTCTTCAAGGTTATATGTGGGAAGCGGATCTGTTTTTGAAACCCCATCTATTTCCCATAAGAAATCAAATTCATAACCCCATTTATACCTACCGGTCGAAACGGCTGTAGTAGATAGAGGCGAAAATCCAGAAGTGGGAAAAAACTCAAAATCCGATACATCGTTTCCTACAATACCTATATCTAAACCGTCTAAAGCTTGGCCTTCACAAAGAAAAGAATGAGCATCAAACCCAAATAAAGAAGGTTCTCTAAATAGTGGGTCAGTTATGACTAGCGTGCCGTCATCTGAAACAACTATGTTTCCTGGACTATTCTCTGTTAGTACTGCTCCTGTCGAGATACCGTCCTGAATACAACAATGCTGCACTTCAAAGGATACAGTTGTAGAACTTGTATTTATTACATATATCTGGTTACCGTTTGAAGATAACGTGCTCTCATTTTCCCAAAAGATAGAGTTCTTTACGCTTTCATCACTTTTAGTTGCTATACGAAGAGCCCCCCCACTTCCATATAGGGCAGGATTTGCAGTTGATTTATTTTTGTAAAAAACACAATGATTTATATCTATTGTATAAGCCCCGTAATTAACTATATAAACTGCTCCTGCGAGATCACCTTCATTTTCTTTAAAAACGCAGTTGTCTATCGTTGTCTCATATATAGAATAGATTGCTCCCGACTGTGTAGTTGTCGTAGAATCAGCCTTATTATTAAAAAATGCTGAATTATTTACATAAAGTGCTAAGATACTATTTTTAGAAATACAGGAAGAAAGTTTGCCTTCATTCCTGGTGAAATAACAATTTTCTATAGCCAAAACAGAATTATTTGAAGCTAATTCATATACACAAGCTACAGAAGACACATTACCTTCAAATAAACAATTTTTAAACTTAACCTGTGTTATTTCCGGGCCAGTACCGTCCACTATAATGGGGTATGATGACGTAGTACCAAAATTCACTATGTCAAAATTATCTAATATAAACTCGCCTGTACTAATTTCGAGCTTTAATAGGGAATGAAAAGAGTTACTTTGCCCGTTAAGTATACTTTTTTTATCGAAAGTTCTTTCACTAATAGAAGTGCTACCTACGGGCATCCCACCGTAGATGGTTAAAGGCTTATTTACTGTTATTACTTCAGTGCTAGGAGAAACACCAGGTCCCGGATGGTACCACTCAAGGAAACCGTTGCTTTGCGCTACCCAAAGCTCATCCCCCGCAGAGGCATTATTAACCGCTGTATAAAGTTCGGTATAAGCGTCTGTCCAACTAGTACCGTTATTAGCCCCAGTAGCCTTCTTATATACATAAACGATGCTCATTTTATGTCCTCTTTACCGTAAGCTGTAGATCAACAGCATATGTACCCGGTTGCGAGTACGAATGGACAGGGTTTTGAGATGTGACCGCACTAGACCCATCTCCAAAGCTCCAGGATCTTGAAGCAATAGAAAAACCCGTAGGAGCTGTGCTTTTGTCGGTGAATTTTACCGACAACGGAGCATATCCCTGTACAGGGATAGCTTCAAAATCTACAGCTACAACAATTATATGCTTATTTTTTGTGAGGGTAATAGACTCTGAAGTACTACTATTAGAAACTGTAAGCTTAACAGTATATAAGCCTAAGTTATTGTAAGTATGTGTAGGAGATGCTTGAGTACTAGTGGTGCCATCCCCAAAATCCCACAAATAGGAAGAAGCTGTGCCCTCTAAAAGTGTAGATGAAAAAGTTACACTAAAAGGAGCCGCGCCTACATTTGAATTTACTGTAAAAGCCGCATCTAAACTCATATTCCCTCATCTATTCGCTGCATGTAATGATAAGGGAAAAATATTAATAGATCATGGTTTAATGTTAGGATCGATTATCCAGTAATCCCGCTTTACCCCTATTTTGCTGAAAATGGGTTTTTTTGTTTACTTCTTTATCCCATATTTGAATGTCGTCTATCTTAAATGTAGAATTCGGAACGACATACGTTCTGGTGCTGGTTGGAGTATCCGGAGACCCGTTAATGAATTTAACAAGATCTACTTTTTTCCAACCAGAGCTGTATTTCCCAACGTACATGGTATCTTTATGCGGTAAAAATTGGATAAACGTCCATTTTTTAATCTCAGCTTGAGGATCTACAGTTCTCCATATATATACATTGGTCTCAAAAACAAATCTTTTCTGGTCATCTATGTATATCTTCCAATAATCCCCTGTAGAAGCATTACTGGATTCCATCAAAACCTTGTCGGCTACTATAAAATCTTCACCTACAGTTACGTAGTTAACCTTTGTCTCTAAATCTTCTTCTAATGAAGGATCCCTCACCAACAGGCTGACTGTGTATAAACCAGGGCTGGTATATGTATGGGAGGGGTTTACGGTATCTTCTTCAGAAGTCCCGTCACCAAAGGTCCATAGCCTATAAGATATATCCCCTGTAGAGCTATCTGTAAAAGATACTGATAAAGGCTCAGTGCCAAAAACAGGACTAGCAGAAAAATCAGCATTTAGAGGCGGCTCTGTAACTGTTATATACTCGGTTCTTGTTTTTATATCTTGATTGAGAGATGCATCTCTAATAGTTAAAGAAACTGTGTAAACGCCGGAGTCGCTATAAGTATGAGATGGGTCAGTAACGTTTTCTTGCGTATTCCCATCTCCAAAATCCCACAATCTGTATGTAATACTGCCCGCAGAATTATCTGTAAAATTAACAGTAAGTGGTTTTTCTCCAGATTGTGGGGTACCCGTGAAATTAGCAGTTAAAGGTCCAGAGGATACTTCTACATAATCTGTTTTAGTTTCTGTATCTTCATTAGAATCTGCATCACGCACTGTAAGAGAGACGGTATATGTTCCTGGATTACTATAAGTATGAGATGGATCGGTTACATCTTCTAAAGCCGTACCATCACCAAAATTCCATATACGATAACTTATGTCACCGATTGAGCTATCCGTAAAATTAACAGTGAGGGGCTCTGATCCAGATAAAGGTGATCCTGAAAACCCAGCTGTGAGTGAATCAACTGCTATAATATAATCAGTTCTAGTAAAAGTATCAGTAATCCCTTCTAACCCAGTAACTGTCAACGTAACCGTATAAGTACCCGCACTGGTATAAGTCTTTACAGGGTTTTCTTCTGTAGAAGTAGTACCATCTCCAAAATCCCATGAGTATTCAGTTATAATACCTGTAGAGTCATTATTAAAATTCACTTCTAACGGTATACCGCCTGAAGTAGGGGACGCTGTAAAGGAAGCTACCACCTCCGGAAAATAGTAGGCACCCACCCCGTATCTGGGATTGCCTGAGATACCAGTAGAGTAACCTGATTTCGTGCTATAATCTGAAGAGGTAGTAGTGATGCTATTATATATATCGGAAGGGTATAAGTAATTATTTTCATCGAAAGTAGTAGAAAAAGAAACCACTGAGGGAGTGACACCAAAAACGCAATCATCTAATTGAAAGGTCTTAATAATACCCTCAGAAGGATCAAAAAAGTCAGATTCGGAATTAGAGGCTTGGCTAAACGCTGTGGACAACCCAAAATACCACACAAAAACATCTGACCCGACATCCGCTACCCCGGAATCTATGTAATTAGAATCGACAAATAGGTATATCTCGGGAGTGTAGCAGTCACCTATCCTTGTTGGGGTGCCAGAACTTATCACTGTAGATCCTTTAATCTTAGCACCTCTATCAGTAGAATACAGTATTACTCTATTTGCCTCTAAGTAGGTATTCGACAAATCCAATGTATTAATAAAATCGGCATCAGTTTTAAATATTCCGCCTCTTGATATACCTCTATTTGATATACCATCCGTAGTATGAATTCCCCAGGGGATACTACTCTCCCACCTTTCTAATAGTAGATGTCCCTCAAACGATCTTTGGCCTATAGAAATATAATTAGTAGTTTGTGCCATCCCTTTAAGCTTAATAATCGTACCCGTGTCATATGACCGGGTATCCAGGTCAGAATAAAATTGAGTAAAATTATAGGGGGATCCGGAAGTCCCACTACCAGCGGGGACACCACTATTCAAATCTACATAAACTATTGGATTAGCCCCATTGCTATAAAAGGCACCCTGGGATCTAACTTTGGGATTACCGTCAAAAAAGAAGGTAATGGGGTCATTAAAAGGGTCGGATACAGTAATCCCGGAAGGGAACTGCGGGTCATCATTTATGTCCGTAATTCCCGTAAAATCAAATAAATCCTGGTTGTTCGCAAAGTTAAAATACCCTGAGAATCCAGGATCAGGAGTAACTGCAGTAGAATCTCCGTTGTAAGTAGAATAGGTTAGTGCTGCGGTGGATGCTGTAGAAGGAATTGATATACCGTTCTCTACCTTAAGACAACTAGTAGTTATGGATCCGGTGTCGTACTCTAAAATTCCATCTATCTGTACTGTGGACATATAGATATTAGAAGCAGCCGAGCCTCCCAATATAAATTTGTCTGTAATTGTAGATGTTTTTCTATATAAATAGACGTTTTCTAGTTGAAATAAGTCAAAAGATATATCCCCTGTGTCATCTATTAAAAGGATACCATCTTCTATGATAAAAGTAGATCCTAATGAAAATTTAGAAAAGTCTTCTACCTTTAATCTCCAAGGACCAAACTCTTCTAAGTCCCATGCTATTATTCTTTTATTACCGCCACCCGTATTAAATGCTGGTGATGCAGATGTAATAGTATATTGGCCCTTAAAATAGAAAAGCTCATCATCAGTTGAAGGCCCAACAATATTAGAAAAATCCTCATAAGAAAAAGGATCTTTTGGTGTACCTGCGTGGCTAGTACCCGTAGCTGATAGGTCTACAAAATAAACAGAATCTAGCATTTAAATCTCCGGACATTTTCTATGGTCTATGTAGCCCACACTCAAACCGTTAGATCTTATATAGCCACACACGCATCTGCAATTACAATGTTTTTCATTATGAAAAGTAATCTTCTCCAATATACTTCTTCTTATTACCATGCATGCTATATCTGTATGAGTATTATCAACCAATAATCGGATTTCTTTTTTTCTAGTATTTATAGCTACAGCTCCAAAATCTCTATTAAACTGAAGAAAATTTATCATATCCTCAATATCTGTGTCTCTTTTTAATACCACGTCTCTATTGAGCAAAAGAAAATATTCAGAATTGTATTGCTCCAAACCCTCTTCTTTTGCTATATTTCTACATTCTGACATCGATATATATCCCGCAGGAATATTACGATGCCTTTCGCTTTTAGGTCTAGAAACAGCCATTATATCAACAGGCACTGTTTGCTTGCACAAGCCCCTTAAAACCTCAGACTTAAAGGCGTGCCCATCTTTTAACGGAATCATTGCTAATATTCTATCCATTATGGAACCACTACAATTTGAGTAACTTTATTAGATCCATAATTGTTAGTAGCCGTCAATGAAACCTCATATGATCCTGAGGATTCAAAATCAATGACAGGGATATCTGTACCGGTGCTGGTCTTATTTATTCCACCAAATTCCCAGAACCAGTTCGACGGATAATTCTCAGAAGTATCCTGAAACCGTACCTTCGTAGATACTTGTGAATCTATGCTATACGTAAAAGAAGGAATTGGCGGAACGTCAAGACGGAACCACATAGAAAAAGAACCGGTTGAACCTATACCTGACTTACCGATACCAATGTATTCATTTCTTAAATATCTAGAAGTCCCACCGACGTACTGAGCAAAATGGGCATTATCAATTATTCCTGTCTCTGTAGAAAAATAGGAGGCACCACTAGAAATCCATTGAAAATCTTTTTCATAAACGGAGTAATCGACCTGCACCGTATCTGCACTCTTAAATTTTAAGTGAAAAGTTAAATCAAGATCGGGATACCACCCTGTTTCTCCTTGCGGGCCGTGATACCCTGTCTCACCTACGCCTGTAGGTCCTTGTATACCCGTATATCCTATTTCTCCTAAAGCTCCTGTTATGCCTAAAGCTCCTGTTTCTCCTTGAGCTCCTGTCTGCCCTAAAGGACCCTGCAGCCCCTTTTCTCCTTTTTCTAGAGAATCTGAGATACTAAAAGTAGCAGCTTGTGAATACTCATAGACTTGAATAACTTCAAAAGTAGGGTCTACTTGCCTTAAAATGAACTGGCAGATAGGAAGTGAATTATATACTACATCAGACTTAACAGAGCCGATATTTGAGATAGACTTCTTGACTGTCTTAAATATGAACCTGCCTTGCTCTACATTATAGTAAGCGTTTACAGCAGCGTACTTATTGGCATCATCAGGCAATCTAAATATGGATTCATTAAAAATAGGAATTTCAAGGTTATCTAATGTCTTAAATACATTGTTATATATGATAGTACCTAAGTTAACGATGTACTTAGTATTGCCTTGTCCATCCTTAACTCTTCTAATGACATTGTTTTTTCCTAAACGAATTTCCATGTATTACATCCGAACAATGGGTTTATTTGCCAGGCGGTATACACCTACTGCAGTATCAGCTTCCTCTATGTAACCGGGCTGGTATTCCTCATTCTCGTCCTCATAAAAACCAGTAGAGTTTTCGATTCTAGCTTTATACACCTTTGAGACTACCAACAGCACCAGCTCTCCCCTAACAAAAGGCTCTGTTACGGCTGACCTTATTCTGGCGATCATTGGTATAAAAACTTTTCTTGGAGTAGCAATAGTTAAATCCTCAGCCTGTACCCTGAAATTTTCGGAGCACTCTGAGTAGAAAGCCCTACCCAGGCTATCCCCCACATTATTAGGATTTGATAGAGTAATTGTTTTTCCCAATGTCCTGGAGATTATAGCGGGCAGTTTAACAAACCCTGAATCAATACTATAATTAATAAAATCTAAATCATCAACATTTGAAAATATGTTCTCATTCAGAAATCCAGGGTCATTCACAGGAATATGCTCAATAGGGTTCTGGTACGGCTCCCCTCTAATTATTGGAGTACCGCCAGTTCCGAGGTTAGATACGTAAACATTCTCAAAAGACTTCATTATTTCTACAGATAGTGACTCCGGTAATGTATTCAATGTTTGATAGGGCCTGTAATAATATGTAGCGTATGCTACGCTAGTATCTCCTAAATTAGGTAGAGTAGTCTGCTTAACGAGCATAGGCACGTACACCAGCTTCTGGCTGAGGGTAACTCTAGGGTCTATATTCAGCCTGATTATTGATGTTCCTAGTCCGGTATTATCCGGGTCGTCCGTTGTACCTGTAATGCTTGAAATGGGTAAAGCAGAAAATTGTTTTTTTCCGGTATTCTCCTGGTACCAAACATAGAGCTGATGGTTGCTGTCATCGGTTTGAATTGTGCTTACACCAAGAATTGACCCATCTTCTAATTCTCCCATACCAGAAAAAGCCGGAAACCCCGTATAGGGCTCATCTTGATTTATTTTTTTTTGATTATTTAAATCGACCTCTATATAATTCTGCTGATCATTGATAAAAACTGGAAATAGGATGGAGCTGTATAGTCCGCCTATGCCTTTTGATCCTACATTATAGTTTGCGATATACGGAGCACGTAAACTTCCCTGATTATCACCCTCATTGGTAACTGTGATACCTAAATCAGAGTATAAAGAGGATGGTGCCGTATTAACTTCCATTATCACTTCTACCACAGTATCAGCAGGTATAGTGAATGACTCATCAAGATAAATAATAATATTGCTATTCACCGACTGATTCAGATCATTAATTTTCCAGTCTCTAAGTGTTTCCCCCTTAGCATAACTATTAGAAATCTTATAAAGGGATCCATTTACTCCTTTTACCTGACGAACAGAAAACACACTATAATTGTTTACGTTTTTCGGTATTTCCAAAGTTCTGGTGGGAGCACTTGTCCGATAGAAATAATGGTATTCTACCAATGACCCTCTAAATTGTTGTCCTTTAAAGGTACGTACTGATCTGTTATAAGAAGTACTACCCTCATCCGAGGTTACGGCTAACTTATACAGATCTCTGGATTCTTTATTATCCAAAATGGTCCTACCGGAATAGGCCACGGTATAATCAGGATACCCGGTTACTCTTTCCGCTAAAGTCTCAATGGTCTGGGACACGTCACGAGTATTTATACCTCGATAAAATCTGGAGTTGCCCGTGGCATCCGGTACGTAGAGAATACCTAAAGGCTTGTGGGGGACCTTGGATAAACCTGTACCTGAGTAGTCTATGTAGCTGGCTGTAAATCTATATTCGATGTTGTTTTCTGCAACATTAGCATCACTCAAAACAAAAGTTACCGTATTTGTACCCAAACCCTCCCAGGTACCTTCCACAGGCTCAGTAGTAACTTCACCATCACGTACGACGACAGCGCTATAAAAAGCCAAGTCGTTATGATACAGAGCCTTTTCGCGGGGTCCAAAAGTGAGCTCTGTTTCGGTCAATGCTATTGTAGGATTCAATTGCTTAACATCTTCTCGAACAACCGCTGTTGAAGAAACTCCTCCTGTAGCTAAATTTCCAATGGAAGAAATTCCCTCATAAGAGTCAACCCCCATTATACTTGTGCTAAATTGAGTACCACGGTTATCTCTATTATCGAGCTTTGTCCTAAGATTATTGCTTAGCAGAGAGTCCAAATTTTGCTCAAGCAAATGACTATAGGAATTGATATTTAACTTTCTTCTAAGATCTACAATATCAGTATCTACAATCTCTTCATATGTTAGACCATCCGGGCGGACAGCTCCTAATTCAAAATAGGTAGAACCATTAATATTAGACTCTATATTAAAAGGGGACGAATTCCTTCTTGACACAAAAAACATTGGGACAGCCCAAGTAAACCCATCAAAGGTGTTCCTGCACCGAGCTCTCCAAAGCCCGTAGTCTCCATTCTCACTGCCCATATTCTTAAACGTGTAGCTACCCGCATCCGATGCATTATTGTTAGGCCCTTGGCTGTATACGTACTGAGCACCTAACCCTGCCTCAGGATAATTAAAAGGATCCACTCCATCCACTATCCGAATACGGTACTGAATTTGGACTCTCCTGGAGGTTTCAACACCCACATTAGGATCGACCATTAAATCCTCAAGGAAATCTTCGGCGTCTGATAAGATATTTCCCTCCGGATATATTCTCTCTGTAGTCTCCACACTTAAATCCGTAGTCTGCTCTTCATAATTGTTAGTCTGGTTTTCCGGGTCATACTTTAGGATAAAACCCTCGGCACCTACCACCCAACCTAAATTCTCGTCTATGAATTCTATACCATAAAAGTCTATACCCTTACCGGTATCTGATATTTGCCACCTAGAACCGCTATTAACCGTGGTCAGTACGGTGCCGTCATTACCGGCTATCCATGCTCTATCCTCAATAGAAAAGTTGATATTAGTAGTTGTCCTGGAAGGTATCGTTCCAGATATAGGGTTAATATTTGACGGAGAAGCAATGGGGGCGAAGTTTACGATAGACTCGAAAACTCTTGTTTTTCTTCTATCGTCATAGGGTAAACCCACATCTGATGCTAAATAAGGACTTGTTATATTATTGATAGCATCTCTCAGTTCTTCTGATGATGCGTATAACTCAAGGTCTAATACCTTTGAGTAAGACTTTCCGTCCTGCACACCTCTCCACTCAAGCACTAACGAATTCGGACTACTTGCAGGAGATATCTTATATGTGGCACCAGTGAAAAAATTCTTAGATGAAGAATAAACTGAAATGGTAAAATTTAACGGAAAGTTTCTGCTAATAAACACTTTATTTAGATGGTTCTCTTTTCGTGGGTCTATCTGAACTAGGGACTTATATTCGGATCCTGTCCATATTCTGCCGCTCACGTTAGCCCAGTTATACCCACCATCTGTGCTCTTTAGGATTAGGCCATCATCACCTACTATAATCCCATCATTTAAATTATAAAAACCAACAGAATTTAGATTTTTCTCAATCTTAGCATTTGTATCTGAATCAGTAATGGTTTGTTTAGTCCAGGATCTACCGCCATCTAAAGAAATAAGAAGTGTGCCATTATTTCCTACGACCCACCCCACAGATGTATCAAAGAAAAATACACCGTTAAAATCTTCCGTGACCCCTGAAGTCTGAGTAATCACATTAAAAGTTAAACCATCGGATGCTAATAGAACCGTGCCGTTATTACCAACTGCCACCACATTTTTAGAATCTAAAATCACTATATCGTTCAACGTATCGTTTATGTCGGTATCTACCGTAAACCAGGTTTGTCCGCCGTTTAAGCTCTTAATGATGTATCCGCCAGAACCCACGGCAAACCCAATAGAGCTGTTTAGAAATTTGACAGCCTTCCAACTTACAGAAACAGGAGCCTCTTTAGAAACCCAATTGTTACCGCCATCTGTAGTCTTTAAAATGACTCCATTATCCCCGACAGCCCATCCAATATTGTTATCAAGCATATCAACACTATTAATATCGTTGGTGATACGTATGGGCTGAGGCTTAGCTGACGAAGCATCCATATCATCTCTATTAGGAGCTATTTTCTTTCTCCATACTTCAAGGAAAACTCCGTCTACTCGCGTACCTGAGCGTAACTCAAAATCATTAAAATCTATAGAGTTTACGTGCTTTAGTTCAGTATCCGTGTTGGTTACATAGATTGGCCAACCGTTTACCAAAGCTACCTCTGGTTTGGCTCCTTTTGGGTTCTGAGTGTAAAACTTATTCACTAATTCAGAAGAAGTATAGTGAGACCTACTGGTTAACCACCCAGAGGGTAAGTGCCCCGTGCTCTTTTGTGAAAGTAGTTCAACAAACTGCTGGGCATCATTAAGCTCTGCAGCAAGAGGAGGCTTTCCGGGTTGGAAGAATACCTTATCATAGGCATAAGAAAGTCCGTCATATACGCTAAAAACATCATCACCGAGGTTTGTGGCCATCTTTATAATCCTCTTCTGGTAACTTGCTCAGTTATAATTTCTAAATCTTTTAAACTAGCTGAGTCCACCACTAGGTATTCAATTTCCGTGGTTTCTATATCCTCAGCTACATTAACATCATTTGGGTATAAAACGTAATAGGCAGCTTTATAGTATTTACTTTGTGGAGGGGCCCCGTCTTTTGTACTGACTATGATCCTACCATCAGACTGTATATAAGCTCTACCAGGACCATGCGATACCTCAGTCGGGTCATCTACAAGCATTAAGCTGATATTATCCTCGTAAACGGTACGGAAAAGGTGATCAGGCCCGCCGTTTTCTGAAGTCCGGTAAGTAAGAACACTATCAAGTGTCCTATACGAGGGCACCCCACTGCTGCTAGTTTTCTGGAAAACTTCAAATGAAAGATTCCCTAAATCATCGAGAGGAATAAAAGACCCGTTACGTTTCATCATTCGTATTAAGGGCAATTTTATATCTTTTACCCCAGGTACGCTACGGATAACATTTACCAGTGAGGCCTGAGTAAAGGTTTCCCCCATCCTGAGCTTTTGTACATAGTTAGCTACGGCTGTTTGTATTCTAGATTTTAAAACAGTTCGATCAGATTCTAAATACCTACTATCTAACCTTCCATCTTTTATAACACGGGCGCTGATATCGACTCTATTTCCTATCCCTTGTTTAACAACAACATCGGCATCTGCGTGCTTTAACTTTTCTACTTCTTCTTGAGCTTGCTCAACCAATGAGTTGGCTTGGTATGTGACCTCAAAATTTTCATTTGCTCTATAAGATACAGAGATTCTTTGTCCTTGCCTAATCGCACTATTAGGCAGCAGGGATAATTGTGTTGGTATGACCTGCGTCCCTCCGGTAACCTCATAGTCTATATCTTTTTTATAGACTATGGATTCGTCATCCGCGTTCAAAACCGTAATGGAATCAATATCTACACCCTTTAAAGACAAAGATATCGGTATATCGAGAAACATGTCATGTTGCTCATCATCTATCTGTCTAAATTCATTTACGTCATTTTGAGAGTCGAATAAGAATTCTATACCATATTTAGAAATAGAGGACTCCCCCGTTAGCAGCGGATCTTCCAGTCTCACTAACCTATATTCTGCTTCATCTACCAGATTACCATCTGAATCAGTTACAGAAATAATAGTATTTACGGGTTGATGTTCCAGAGTAATTACATTAGAGCTTCGATAGCTGTAGTTTACCTCTATCACATCTAATGTAGCCATACCTATTCTATTATTGGTCTGATTATTTTCTAAAATTACGGTATCCCCATCCCCTATAATACGGTACCCGCTTATATCATAATCTGATCCTCTAGTTACATTTCTAACATTAGAAACCGAAATAATAGGATTAGTGGCCGTAACTTTTGTATTCCGGGTTTGGATTCTAAATTCATTAGCATTAATTACGTAAAATCTCTCCCCGCTGAGCTTACCGAATGTGTCGGTGGGGTACTCAAATTTAAAGGCTACCTGATCAATGTATTGGCGTCTTCTCTCGCCTTTAATGTATATGTCTACTTTACCGCCCAAATGTCTTCTGCTGGAGATATCCAAATCTCTAACCATTAATTCATCACCAGCTTTTTCTACTCGGGCCTGCTGTACCCCGGGAACGCTTTCGCTCGTTTTCTTGTAGCCACCCTCTGTACCTGAATCCACACCAGCTATAGCTAGCTTTATTCTTTCGGACAACTCTCTATTAGTTTCTCTATTAGCGCCGTAGTTAGTGGGATTAGTATTAGTTACCTGGATATTACTAGGTAATCCAGTAGCTCTTTCTATAGACCCAGCTGGTACATTACCTTGAGACCCGCCGAGCACAGCCCTTACGTCAGCCTCAATTTCGTATCTTCTTAAAGTAGGATTATAGTAAAAGTCAGGATTTGAAGAATCAATTAATTTTGTCCCTACTACAGTAAAAGCCACGGATGTTGAGCCCGTAGTCGGGTCAGCCGCTGTGCTTACCTGAGTACCTGCTGGAATGATTATATCATTTGTCGGGGCATTCGATACAAAAAAAGTTACTTTACCTGTAGCCTGTATCGGATCTCGTCGTGTGATATTGCAGTTTGCAGCTCTTTTATCGAACTGTTCATTTATAATTAACTGTAAATTTGCCCCATCCCTAATCCCGAGAGCGTCGGCTAAGTTTCGCTTATCTATATTAGTTTCGATGGGATCACTGACACCATCTCCATCGGCGTCGTCAAAATCTATAAGCGTATCCACTGATAGCGTCTTGAATATAAAATCCTGAATTATGTAATACTTAGAAAATTCTAATGCTACGGGATCTAATATGTCTCTTACAACAGAACCGCCTATTACATTAACAGTATTATTATCAGTAGTAAGAGTTTTTGTTACAGAAAAAATTATATCCGAATTATTTCTACCCGGTATGCTTTGAAAATCTGTAGCATATTCCAGGAATTCACCCTCAAGTTCAACCGAGTAATTACTCTCGACGACCTGCTTTAATGACTTATCAAAGGAAAGAGCAGTGGTTACAAAATAATAAACTATGTCCGGGTTTAAAGTAGCATCGTTATCCAAAAATACATTCCTAATTTTATTCTCGGATACAAGTCTATTCAATACTGTTGAATTGATAGTGTAAGTTACGTACTCTCTTTGCACCTGACGGGTTTTTGTAGTTGTAACCGTCAGGTTATTAGTAGTATCTTCCGTTGATGAAACCTGTAATACTTCCGATTCTGTTTCCGACACATCTGCTTCAACAATATAGGATTGATTTATCTTTTGGTAACCGTTTACTCCACCACCGGCATCTAATGAAATGTAAAAGTTTACGCCTACAAGATCATTGTCTCTGTTTGTCTTTAAAGAATTAACCGGGACAAATACCTTTATGTAATCCCTAGCACGCTCTAATCTGGTTCCAGTAGGTTCTATGACAGAAGCCGTGATTTTATCTTCTGCAATAATCCCTACTGTTACCTTTGATAGGGAGCTCTCTTCGGATACATAACCAGCACCCTGATTGTTTGAAATTCTTTTTACTGTTTTTAATTCAAACTCTATAGTATCATCAACATCGAAGCTAACTATACCTTCTGTGTTTAGCGACCAGGGAATTTCAGTAGCCGTGCTAAGAGTGCTACCTACTGTGATTCCAGCATTGCTAAAGTTAGAATAAGGCGAAGTAGTGCCGCCTGAGGTAATTCTGTACCTAAACTCTACAGTAATTATAGAGCCTAGTTCCTGAACGTCAGCAGTAGTCACAGGAACAGTGCCCGATATTATCTGTATCAATTCAGATGTGTAATATTTATCAGTACCGCTGCCAGTCCAATCGGTCATAGGGTACTCAATAATAGGAGCAGCTATAGTCATGAGAAGTTAATCCTTTGCCTTAGATCTGCCAGCTCCAGTAATTGCGTATAGTTTAGCCTTTTTCCGCTTTGAGCTGTAAATCTTACGGTTACTGATATTATGCTTAAATCTTCGAAATCCTGGGTGAGGTCTACTGATATCAATTCACCAAAAAGCTCACCCGCACTTACCGGCCTTCCGGTAGAGACTAACTGCCTCTGAATATCCTTTAGCTTTTCTATAGCCGAGTTTACTTCATCTACAACTTTATTCCGTAGTAATTCCATGTCCAGTATCTTTGTACCTACTAATTCATGGAGGTTAGTTCCCATCCAAGAATGAAATTTGTTACTTCTTATATTTGTAACTATGTACTTCTCTACTGTTTGTAACAATAAAAATTCATCTTTTACTTGTGTAATATCCCCAGATGAACTATAAGCAATATCATCCAAAAATTTAGTACCCTGGCATTTTGGGCATCTATTTAAAAAAGTTACGTACTTTACCTCGACCAGAGGGTTATTATGCCTTATTTTATTGTTCATTAGTATATAAAAAGGCTTTTCAGTATCGACTACCGTTACGTCTTTTACTATTTTATAATTCGAGGTTGGAATAGCTACATTATTTATTCGTAACGAAACAGATGATTTAGAAGCTATTCGATAAGTGACATCTATGCGTTTTCTATCAGAAGAAAGAGTTCCTTCCTCCCAATTTATCTTATGATCGCATCTATTCTGTATTTTAAAATCTTGTGACATATGGAAGGTCTTTTAATTAGTAGATAATTAAATCCTCTGGCGAGGGTCATTCGCCAGATTTTCATCTATAATTTCTTGATTTTTCTTATCTTGCCGCCTAATATATGTGCCTGATTCTGAGTCTAATATCACATCTGTCTTTTTAGCGAAGCTGCCGTCCAGAAGACGCACCTCGTCACAAAAAGGTATGTCACCTCCATATTTTTGTCTAAGCTCTTCTCTCCAATACTCTTCTAAAGTCTGATCACCTGTACGATCCTTTTCCTCGGTTCTCTTAAAAAGAGATCCCCAGTTTAAATATTCATACTTGAAATCATTTATGAGCTCTACAGTGTTTGCCTTTTTTAGTCTTTCTCGAAAGCGCCTAATTCTATTATCAGTGGCTGTTTTTAGTCTCTGTGTGGCTTGGCGAGCTACATCTTGTGTGAGTGACTTATCAACTATATCATTTATAGCGTCTGTAGCTAACTGCGTATTAAGCTCATCCTTTAGATCTTTGACCCTCTTATTTATCTCAGCATTATGTTTTTCCCCAGCCAAAGCCTCAAGTTTTCCTTTTATTCTGATCTTATCGGATATAGCTCTCTTTAAAAATACTTTTAATGTCTTTAATACCTCTTCTTTCTGAGGCATTATGACTGTGAGTTGCTGTGGTAAAGATTCCACGTAAACTCTTAAATCGATAATATAAGTAGTTGCTACTGTCTGCTCGGGGTAATCTTCTATATAATCCTCAGAAATTTCAATTAGTGCCCTACGCTCCAAATTATATGAAAAAGTTTTTTGGTTAAACTCGGTTTCGAACTTCTTAGATTCACTTTCAGTGGTAAAATTCTCAGGTATATCTTCTAAAACAAATATTAAGCTACTCACCTTACTGATCACATTGTTTATATCAGATATATTCTGAACAATATTTTTATACCTTGCCCCGCTAGTAAGCTTAGCTTTATTTAGGCTACTTTCCTGAGACTGGAGTTTTTTTATTATATACGAAGTCCGTCTTTCAAATAAGTCGGTTTTGGATAGCTCATAATCAATATCTCTAATAGCTATATCAATAGCTCGGATTACGTCTCTTATCTCTTCCTGAGCTACAGATTTCATATCAAAGGAGGGATTAGGCCCATAAATCTTTGAGTAATCAAATTTCTCTAATGACTGATCGGGCTTAGGTACGTGGAAGACCGATGGCCTATAAGTTTTTAAAGTCTCCTCAGGGTTATCTGTCTTTGTAAGTATATCCTTGAGTAGAATTTGTTGGGACCTTTGCCGAGTGAGCTCTTTAATCCTTTTTTCATACCTACGTTGCTCTACCCGAAGATGCTCGATATAGAGGCTTCTGTGCTCCTGAGTTTGGCTGGCAACCTCCAGAAGATCCTGATAATCAATTAAATCATCAACCCTATCGATCTTAGAAAGATTATTTATGTTATCACGCCTGTATCCCATATTAATCTCCGCCAAATAATGTTTCTTTTAAGAAAGAAAAAGCATTATCGCTACTGTCGATCAGTTCTTTTATTCTTTCTTTTTCCTTATTAAAAAATTCTTTAGAAGATTTACTCATATCTAATCTCGTCTGCAATTGATCTATTTCTTCCTGCGGGAAATATAGCTTATACGTGCGGCTATTAAAGTTTGGAAAACCATAAACTATTACTATTCCGAAATAAATTCCATCCAATTCAAGAACATCCGGACTAATAGTAGCATCATTAAACCGGCGCACAAAATTCTCAATACCACCATTTTCCAATTCTAATTCTAAATAAAGTATACTGCCCCCAAGTCGATACTGTGATATTGTTTGTATTGTATCTTGTATAGTTTTTATTATATTAGTATACTGCCTTATTCTGTTAGAATAAAAGTCAACATACTGCGTTATGGCATCACTTCCTGTAGTTACCCAGCCGTTAAAGATATCAACGTATCTTTCTAATCGTCTCAAAATATTTTCAAATTCAGTTCCTAAGAGAGACCTGACGTTGAGGGATATCCATTCGGAGTCAAAAAAATCAGGATCTACAGGATTTCCGTCTACATCCAGTAACAACTTTTCTCTTAGCTCAGAGACAGGAATGCAGTTTCTTGCAACAATGGATACCCTATTTGACGCTAATGGACTTTTTAAAGATTTCATTACAGGTACTTTTTCCAGATAATCCTTACTAGGTAAACTGTATACTACATAGTGATACTGAACGCCCTCTTCGACTTCGTAATCTATATAACTAAATTTAGGCCGAGTCAACAAGGCTGACTTAATAACCGGCTCGTTATTATTAAAATCTTCATCCTCAAATACATTTATTGTTACCGGTTTCCCGTTGTATTCCACATTACTTATATAACCATTATGGTATCTGCTACGGAAAATGGCGAAATTTTTAATACCGAGTGTCCCTGGGTGGTCCCATATGACCTTTACACCAAACCTATCGTCCTTACCGTATCTCCCTGCTTTTAATGTCACGTTTTGTGGAGATGATAAATTCGGGTTTTTAAAGCTGAAGAACCTCGATAAAATGTCAAAATTACGTAAAGTGTCAAACAAAGCATTAGGGTCGTTCTGGCCTGCGATACCTGCAACCACTATACCACCAACCTGATCCGGCTCTTCAAATTTTGGAGCTCCTGGATCATTTGGGTTCAAACAAGCACTAGAAACCCTCGTTTTAAACTCTTGAAATCCCATATTTATTGGATTAACAAACCCGGATTTTCGTTTATCCACATCAGGTAGAATCAGGGTAACGGCTAGTGGCGTGGACGCCAAAGACTCGGTGAAACCACGAATACTACTTACCAGGGCATTTGATACAGTTTTTAATAGCCTTGAGACAGACTTTAAGTCGTTTGAAAATAACCTTAATATCTTTGCTGTACTACTAATAGTTTCTGAGATTATCTGTAAAGTAGAGAGCACATAATCTGCCCCATTAACAAATTTTTGTACATCCGACAACCCAAAGTTAAGAGTCCAATTCTTCCAGTCGTAGCTGCTAGTTGTCGTCCCAGGGGACCGCTCGGCAAACGCCGTACTTGAAGGCTGCACAGTAAATCCTAATAAATCAGAAAATGATACAGCCGTAGTATCTTCTTCTATCTTAGGTTTTACGAGTTCTGATCCCCTGCTGGGAGAAAATCTGACCTTCATACAGTCCTCTTTATCTTCTGCAAAAGATTCTCTTTTTCAATATCTATAGTTCTATCGACAGCCGATATAATCGGAGCCATCATTTCATCTAAAATAGGAGACGTACGCTCTTGAGGTTTAATTACTCTCCACTTATTGGTGCTATCCCCAGTTGATTTCCTGACTCCTCGTCTTCCTCTATCTGTTTGGTCAGTACCTTTACCTGTTGGTCGCATCCGAACTCCCTGTGAAATTTTAAATAAAGCCACAGATAGGCTTTATTATTAAGCTCTTCATTTATTATGCTGTTGGCTAATTGTGTAAACCTGGTATCCCTTAAAAAGCTTAAAAATTGATCCCTACTAATTCCGTACTCAAAGTCATAGTAATTATCACTATTATAATAATCGGGAATGAAATTACCTTCGCTGTCTTTCCAGGGCTTTGCCAGCCTACGTTTAATGTACGATAGCTGTGCATCCAAATTTTTATCAGAAATCTGATAAAAACGGATGTCAGAAAGAAATCCAAAATAAACATGAGCTCCAGAACTTGGAGGAGCATTTATTGGTAGATCATTACTATCAACATTATTTAGTAAGCCGAACTGATTACTTTCTAGAAGTATTGGGTATATTCCTATCTCCTGTAATCCTGACAGCACACTACCAGATAAGTTATCTCTAATAGTGTTAAGCTGTTTAGTCGTAAGCTTAAAAACTTTTGTTTTATTATCTTTATTTACAGTCAAACTCTTATTTAAACCAGTACCGCTAACTTCATAGGATGCTGGTGTGTCCATATTCAACAGCCGCAATCCCGTCTGATTTCTTAAATCAATTACTAGCTCTATTGATTCATCAGCAGTTTGTGCCGTAGAACTAGGCACTAAATACTTAGCTGGATAAGTACCATACCCTTCAACAGCGGTAGCCGTAAACCCGGTACTATCAGCATCATTGTTAATAGAGGATACTAATCCGTTTAAAGTAATATTAGTAATATCGTATGATTTAACTGATTGTAAACGTAAATATGAGAACTCCCCTAACGCTTGAGCGCCTCCCGAATCTAATAAATCAGTAGAATCATCATCTGGTATTAACAGCTCAGCATTAAATATACTATTAAAGGCTGAATCCGGTTTTAGGTCTCCGATAGCCTCAGTAAGATTCTGCAAAGTACCATAAGACGCGCTTAATAGATTAAATGCAGGAGGATTAAATGTTCCTGTGTACCTTAAGGTAGCCTGTAATGTAAGTGTCCCACCAGGGGATACAGAATACCTAGCCGATCTAACCGTGTACGAAGGATCCGGGGGTAATAAGGAAATAACTATAGCCTCAGAAGGAGAATCAGATTTCAGCAACGTACCCGGAAGATCCCCTGACTGTACAACCAACTTACTTGCTGGTTCAGATTCTGGCACCCCTACGCCACGGGAAGCGTTAAATAAATCAGTATTAGTAACAGGATCCCGCTCACCATTAATAGCATCTTTTAAGTCGTCTAAGGTATAAGATGATAGATTAAATGATACCGAATATTCATAATCATACTCATAGCTCACTGAAAAAGATAGGGTCTCTGCTGTTCCGTCTATCGTGTAAGTCCCCTGAGTACTGTTAGTGTACCCATCCCCAAAGCTTAACCTTATAGCACCTATATCAGCTTCTAAATTTAATTGCTTAGACTCATATACTGTGTCTAGATCTATCGGAGATGGTAGAGTATCCGTAGGAACTACCTGATATTCAAAATTGATCCCATCGGATTCTATTGTTAAAGCAGAATCTTTATCCAGGTATAAATCCTCTAAAGATGCTTTAGGCACAGAGGTAGATTTAGTCTTAGGAAGATAGGTGTACACAAAATTATTTTTTCCCTTTCTTCCAAATTTTAGATTTGCATACCAATACCTGTTACAATCAGGATTTCTGTTGATCCTGTTAATTAAACCCTTGCCGTCACCAGAATAATCGTATAAAAGCTCTTCTTCCTTGAGAGGTATCGTACAAGTACCTCTATCGCTTGATAGTATTAAACTATTTTTGATTACTGTGTCCCCAGACACCTCGTACTCGATTTTATATGACCCGTTTTCCGCCCATGTATAAAGATCAAAAGGCAAAATATCTATTTTCTGGTTAGAAAGAGCGGTATCCCGGGCCTGCTCTGGGGGCTCCGGTAAAAAAGCATAATTTTCAAGTAAACTATATCTTTTAGGGTTAATTTCTATAGTAGCGGTTTGCCCCGGGTCTAATTCTACAGTTGCCACCTTCCATCCCACCGGAAAATCTCTTAGATAATATTGGACTGATTCAGTATCGGTAGTATCTACGTCTACCCCAACTAATACCTTCAATATCTGCCTCTCATAGTCCGCCTTTAGCTCATAACTTTTCATTCTGCCTTGAATGTTTTCTTCTCCTACGACCTCGGCTTTGAAAAGCCTATTACCCTGATCATCTTTAGCAGAATTAATAGCGGTAACAAGACTGGAGATATCCTCGTATCTCCTTAAGTCGAATTCCTCATCGAACGAGGTAACGCCTTTCTTCGTGATTATTAATTTCTTCAAGAGGAAAGTCTCGGGGCGACTCTTGTTACCACGAGATAGAAGAACTTCCCATGTATCTTTATCTATATCTACCCGGCTTTGCTCGTTATACCTATCGATAACATCTTCTGGCGTAGTAATGTCGTCCCTTGTTGTTCCATCCTTATAAGTATCTTCAAAGGTATAGGAAATAGACCAATTTGAATTATAAGGACCTATTTTAAGGACATCAAAATAGCCTTCAGGAAAATCTTCCGGTACCCGAGCCCACCTGCCGGGTACTTTAATATTCAGATCGTCTATGAATTTCTTATTTGGGTCTCCGTTACTTACATAAGTAGGAAACGGCTCAATAGCGGTACTATCGGCATTATCGAGGATAAGACGCTGCTCCCTACGTTTATCAAGGAAAAGCACTCTACTATCATTTTTTCTGTGGTCAGAAACGTTAGAAGCCTGTATCGAGACAGTGTCATCATCTATGCTTAATAAACCATCCGTATATACCAACCTCTGAGTTGTATAGTTTCCTTTAGGGTAATGAGCAAAGATTAGCTGAGCAGAAAAGAGCTGTTCATTACCAACTTTAGCTTGGCTGTTTACGGCTGAAATTAACGAGCTTAGGGTTGTGTGCTCTCTAAATGGAAATACGAATGTTCTGACACCTTGATCTTCTGAATTACTTACACTGTCTGCTTCTACCTGGAGCACTAATGACGGGCCAGAATTAGAATAGCTATAAACTCCGTACTTAGGATTAGATAATAGATATGCTTCCGGGTTCTGGTTATACCGCAAAGACACAGCATCAAAAGATAAGAAACCTATATCAATATCTTGCCTCAACAAATCGTACTGCCTGCGTGCTTCTTTCTGAAAAACCGTTCCTTCATTTAGGCTCAAAACCCACCTGATATAGTCCGTGATCCATATAGACCTGTTACTAGCATTTACCGATATCGCTAAATTCTGCTCATTCAAAAAATCCTGATATACCTGGATTGCTCCTTTTGTCCCTGTCTTTCCTGCTGCGTCTTCATAAGATTCCTTAATAGCAGGGGAAGCAAAACTAAGCTCACCAGTCTCAGAGATAATAACCTCTTCCATTGTCCTTTCAATAGGACCCTGTTCCGAAGTCATTCCGGTAAGGAATAGTAAGTGGTCCATATACCTTGGGATTCTCACATCTAGTACATTACTTATACTTATAAGATCGTCTTTAAAACCACTTATGGATCCGTTTAGGATAGCGGCCTCAAAAGCTCTACCAATTTTATCGCTTACATCAAAAACATCTCTAATTATTGCTTCCTCCGTAAGCCATGCCTGCTGCTCTTTAAGAAGCCATCTATAAATATTATTGGGATCATAGAAATTTTCGTATACTATACTATTGCCCGTAGTTTCATCAATATCTCTATATCCATACTGGTCAGCTACGTCTAATCCATCTTCTAATAAAAATCTAAAGACTTTATTTTTATCCCTTGATCTAAGAACAAATCCTTCTACATATCCTTCTTCTGAGCCTGCTACGTATACGCGCTCCAGGGAAAGATAGAAATATTTACTCAACCCAGGCTTATCATTATCATCAGCGTCACCATCCGTATTCTTATACAGAGCGTCCTGTACGTTAATTACATTTCTTTCCTGGAAATAATTCAAATCAGCGATGTTTACAGTAATAGTTTCTTCAGGCACGAAAGTCAAAGAATCTTCATCTAAGTGCCCGGCTTGTAATCTAAAGTTTTCTGCTGGATCATATTCGCCAGGTACTAGCGCAAAAAGAGCAGCAAAGAAATTAAAACGCCCAAATTTTTTGATTTGATTTTTATTTGGGACCTTCCCATCAATGTCTTTTCCTTCTATCTTTACACCCAAATTAAAATTATCATCATACGCTGGGAAAAAAGCTGGATTAAATGTTTGCACCTCTAATTTATAGCCTTCTCCTGCATAGAAGGACTCAAATTCTGAAAAACTTTTTGTTTTTACCTGGTCACCAAAAAATTCTTTTACTACTTCTTCCCTTACTTTTCTTCCATCTTCTTTTACCTGTATAGCAATTGTCTGAATGCCGCTTTCAGTGAAATACTTACCGTCCTCCATAACCAGCACTTCATAAGTGCCTCCTACTCTACTATCCTTACCTACTTCTATTTTTCCTATGGTATACCTGTTTTTCTTTCCTTCTATCCTAAATTTGTCACCTACTGAAATTCTCTTCAAAAAGTTCGTCTTCTTATCGTCGGAAAAGAATGTTCTATCATACTCCTCAAATGGCATATTATACGGTGCCACAATAGTATTGGATTCATTTTGCAAAATTTCGAAATCTAAATTTTGAGTCCAATAAGGATTTACGGACTTGACTCTACCCTCTAGTACATCAGGAGATCCATCCTCGAAAACATACCTAACATTGTAAGGATAGACTTCGTTATAGGATATATACTTATCACCTAATCTGTCTATATAAACAGGAGCACTGCCATCATACCCAAGAGGGAAAAATCTAGAGGAGTCATTATTAATTTGTTCTATATCGCTATTAGTGATCATTGAGTATTGAGGTCCCTCAACAGCGCTATCCGATAAAGTAAACCTCCCGTCCTGATAAGCAACATGGGGACAGTTGCCGTATTTAAATCCCATTATTAACTGAGCCTCAGAGGTAAAATTCCTCCGACGCTGCTTGTACCACTCAAATATTTTTAGATATAGTTCTTTCTTTATCTGTTCGTCCCTAAGCCGGTACTGACTATTGACTGCTCCACCTTCGTATACCGGAATCTCCCCGCTATCTCCAGTATCTGCACCGTTACCACCACCACCGGTTTTTGTCCTTAATAACTGTTCAACCTGTGGGGCTGTGACTATCTCTAAGAAAAATCTTTCAGTAAGAGTCTGTAGGTAAAATTGATCGATATTTAAATAATCCATATAAACATCGACTCTGTACCCTTCAGGCAGAACTGAGATAAACCTGCAGCTACATGTAATAGCCTCTCCACCACTCTGCGGTAAGGTGTCTAGTCCCATATAGCTTATTCGGAATCTATCACCTTTTTCTACTGTATCACTTAGTACAACAGAGCCCCCTTCAATGGTATAATCATTGTTTTCCACTAATCTATTTTCATTAATCCGTATAAGTTGGGACCACCAATCTTCAAAAACAATACATTTTACTCGATAAGGATTATCTAGCGTAACCTTTTCCGGGTTCCCTGCAACTTGATATTTACCTGGATCGCCTCTACCTACAAATTCCTCTGTATTCTTTAGGTCAACCGAAAAAGGATTGTTACCAGGCACTAAAGATTCAATATCTTGAATCTCAGATACTATGTCATATATGGATTTCCCGACAAATGTTATGGTAGAAGTTTTAATATCGCTTCCAGATCCGGATTCGATTACTTTCATCTGGTCACTGTAAAACTCAATTTTAGCCGTATTGCTATATCCAACAGGGCTTGTGTAAGTAATTTCAAATGTAGATTTAGCAATTTTTACATTATACGAAACTTCTGTCTTTGGAGTCTCTGCTAAAGAAAATGTTTCCAGTTTACCAGCTTCAAGCTCTTCCTCGTAGGCGCTCGCATCAGCAGAAAAAGGGGAATATCCTGGGATGTTAAAGTCATCAAAAGAATCAATGTCAGCTACTAGTTGGTTAAGATCATTGTAGTCCGAAAACTTAAACTCTTTGTCAGCGCTTTTCGATCCATCTAAAACTTCTGTAAGTTTTAAAAAATCATCTGTTATTTCAACATAGCCTTTTCCCACATACCCGCTAGGAGCCTTGTAAGTAATTGTAAAATTGGGTTGTCTGGTAACTCCATCTAGAATTACAGGGACATCAGAAAACTCAACATAGTTAAAAAATTTTTCATCTCTTACATTTAGATCTATGTTTGGTTCTAAGTATGCCAAAGTATTTCCAGAAATAACTTCTATTTTATTTATAGAATAAACATAAGTACTACCAAATCTCACCAAAGTATTTACTTTTACAGTTCTAGAGATGTCACCTGAAAAAATAACTATAGAATTATCCCTATCTATAGACACAATATCAGTAACAACATTCCTCCAAGAAGGCCGAGCATAACGATAAATATAGGGATTAATTAAATTATCAGAAAAAGTCCCTTTAATGGTTACTTTTGTCTTCGCAGGATCACTGCTGTCGTCGTACTCTGATTCTTTTACTTCGTAAAAATAATCAGTACCCGTATCTCTGGTCTTAAAGGCTATCAGAGCTCCTGAACTAAAAAGGTCGGTCCTGTCTCTGTCTTCTACCTCGAAATATTCCCTGTTCTTGTAGGCACTAACGAGCTTCCATTTAAATAACTCGGGAGTTACTGTGATCATATAAGGCAGATTTTCTTTTTCTCCTTCTTCGAAAGGAATAACTAAATCTGCGCTATAATTATTTGATGGCAGGTAGTACTCTTCAACCCCATCGGGGTTAAAAGTAAAAGGCCTATAACTTGGTATCTTACTATTAATAGAGGGAAAAGTAGACTGGGTATCATCAATAGCCTCAGCTAATTCCCGAATATTAGAATAGTCGCTAAATTTATACTCATAAGAGTTAGGATTTACATTACCTTCTACGTTCTCCCTAAGTATGATCTTCTCTGTATCCACCGCTATAGTTCCGGATCCCTCATAACCTTCAGGAGCATTATAAGATATTCTAAAAGCAGGCTCTGCCGGGTCATCCAAGACAGGATACTCTGCAAAAAGATCAGTATCCCCTTCAGAATATACGGGAGTGTTTGACACCACTACAGTGCCAGAGGGCGCGTCCTGTAGGGCTGGGAATACGGAAACATTTATGATATCCGGATCACTTTCATCTACTTCGGCTGACAGAATAGTATGGATAAAGGAATCATTGATCATCAGTATCTTATCATTACGCATTTGATTTAATACCGAGAGCGGGTTATTCTTGAACCGTAGCTGTGTCGAACCTATTAAGGACGTTCTGTCCACTAGTGTCCCGCTAGGCAAAGATTCCCATGTAATAAAATCATCAAACAAGAAAAATGTTGGATTTGTAATATTTTCGGGAAAAATTCCTGAGATAGTTACTGTGGTATTATCCCCATCATAAGATATCGATTTCACTTTGAAATAGTATGTATTCTCCGGATCAAAATTATCTATCCGAATCACCATCCCTGTTCTAATAACATCTGTCTTATCAAACCCCTCTATAACAAAAGAGTCACTTCCCTCAGCAAAAATTGGGAAAAAGGGTATAACAGGAGCGTAAGGAACAGTGTCAGACGTGTACCTATAGGTAGCTAACGCCACGTCATACTGCTCCATTGTTATCTCAGCATTTTGGGATTTACCTAGTTGTATCTCTTTTGTTTTAGGATCATAACTAATATCTTCAACATTAAATTCTTCTTTCCCTCTTATTTTTACAGCAGTAATCTGCTCTATATCATTCTCAAAGCTATACCTATCAGGATCACCAGCGTCCTTAAAGGGATCTTCAGAGGCTATTGATACCGATGGGTTTCTCACCAGAAACCTGAGATTGCTTACATCCACGTTATCAAGAATATCATCTACTAAAGTAAACTGATAAAATCCTGGGGACCCTGTAGGCTGGATTATCGCATTTATCTGAGTAAGGGGCGTATATGTGGCCTGCAAACTCCTAATCTCTTCCCCTTCGATAGTCCGCAATAATCTAATTTTTCCTGTCAAATAAAATATCTCATAATCCACGCCCTCTACTAAAACTGTAGTACCCGTTTTTTGAGTTTCACTGTTGCGCCATTTTTTGATTAACGTTAATGTGTCCGGTTGTATAGGAAACTTATCAGTTCTAATGTTTGTAAGCGGCAGGTCTTCTTTTTCTTGATCCTCTCCCTCTACGAAGTATGAAAGTAGTAGTGCGCTTCCTTCTTCCAGATCTGTTTCTATGCTTATAGCTCCAGAATTGTACTCTAGTATATAGTCAGCGTTTTTTACCAATGCTCTAGAATCATTATCTTCGAAGTATAGTGTTTCGGAAATTCCTGGTAAACCTGTTACTGGTGGGATTATTAGATTTGATTCATCCTCTACTTTATCCTTAGTCACACCCCTTATTATGCTAACCCCGTCCCAAATCAAATTGGTGGGGAAAGTGATATTATCTATTAGTAGTTCTGAATTCTGATGCTCAATGAAGGTAACGTTACCACTTGGGTAATCGATGTCATAATCCTTATACCTGGTCTGAGTCTCACCTCCAACTTTAATGTCTTCGGTACCCGATATAATATCCTGAATGGGTGTTACTAAATCATCTGACCCGGGAATGACATCTCGCTTTATAATACTGAAAGAACCTGGGAAGTTTCCAGCTAAAGACTCTATTTGAGTAGTATTGTCTAATTCTTCCAGGAATTTGATATAAGCAACTTGTCTATCTTCAAAAGGTGGATGGGAAGATAACAGAGTAGGGTTAGAAGAATAGTTTACTACATAATCTTTTCCTTCCTCCTTTAATTCCACATTACCATCAGGGCCAAAATAAACCTTTAGGCTTTCGTGGGGGTATGGAATAGGGGATAAAGAAAGATCCTGTATCTCTCTTTGAGTCCTTGATACTAAAGTCTTATAAACACTTTTTACCGTGGCTAAATCTGGCTCATTCGGGTTTTCCGATTTTTGAAACTGAATTCCTAGCTCGTCTCCGCTAAAGGGTTTTAATACTGAGCTACTGGTTTCAACAGGGCCCTTCATCTCGATGCCTAGGGGCTCCCATACCTGATCTGCTTGATTATAAACTAAAGTGTTATCATCTTGATAACTTTTTAAATACTCGAATTTTGCGCTTCCTAGTCTGACTTTTCTAAGAGTCGCTGGCCCTTCAGAGGTATCCCCCTGGTATCGAGAAGTTAAATAGAGGCTATCCCCCTGTATTCCTGTTACAGTATAGAAAGTATTATCGGAATCATTTCTAATTATATCTCCACCGGTAATTCCTTCTATTCCGGTAACGTTTTCCACTAATGAACTATTTTTATTAAATTTGGCATAACCTTTAAGATTGTTACCTTCCAAAGAGGAACGAACTAAATAGTTAGCGCCTGTGCAGCATAGGTCCGCATCCGCTACTGCAATAAGGGGAGGTGTCGTGGGGCTATTTTTAAAACTGACTCTTGCCCCGCGAGTAACTGTTTTGTCTACATCAAGCGTTACTAAATTATATACTTCTGATGACATGTAATCCTCTATTAACTAATCTTTGTAGTTACAGTAGGAATCCCAGCGACTGGTACCGGACCAACAGGCGGAACAGGCGCTACGGCTCCCATAGCTACTAATGAAAAAGTAACTGACGTTCTTAAATGGTTTGCGATACCAAATCCTATCGCATTAGCTATCTTAAATGCATCCCTGCCCGTTATATTTTTAGCCACAAACTGTGCATTAACCAGACTGGAAATAGCCTGTTCATTAACGGTGGTGAATCTCCCTATCCCTCCACCAGGCCCTATCCCTACAGCGGTACCTGTTAAAAAAGCAGTCTGTAGCACGGTCACTATCCCAGTAGATACGGCATTAAAAAATTTAAAGACATCTCTACCCCGAACATCGCTTCCGGCTGCTCTTTGTACCATAAAGCCAGACATTACTTGGGGTACTAGCCCTATCACAGCCAAGCTACTTACGCTTGAAGTAGGGCCCGCTGTACCTGATAAGGTGCCCGTTACTAAATTTGGAGTAATCATGTAATTTCCTACCCCATTACCAATAGCAACTGCGATATCAAAGTCGTTTCTACCGGAAAACCCAACGGCAGCAAATTGAGCATTAATAGCTGCTGTTATAGCTGTTGGCACTACAGGCATTATAAAGTCGCTTTTACTGTGCGTGAGGGCTGCAAAGGAGCACCCGTTACATAATCGAAATGGGATCTTTCTGTAATCACCCCACTGAGCAGCCCGCCAGATCCTTTTAACTCAACACTTGAGCCATCTAGTTCTACTTTAGCCGCAGTCTGTAACAATATCTTTCGTCTACCTCTTAAATCTATGGAACCTGTCCCTGTCTCATAAACTATCTTTCCGGAATTAGTTTTTAAAGTAATATCTCCACGAGTGGCGATATCCGCAGAAAAATTACCATTTCTAGTACTAAATTCTTTATTTCCCCGCCCATTAATAGTTTCTTCGATATTTCCGTTTTTTTCTATTGTAAGAGTTCTATTTCCCCTAACGCTTTTGATTCGTTCAATTATATCTCCCCGGGCTGGGTTTGGTTTTGGGTCTATAACGAGCTCATTGCTGCCCGCTGTTATCGTAGTCACCCTACTACCAAAGGTTTCCTGGCACTCTTTAGTTACCTTAACTGAGTAAACATCGCCTACTGTAACGTTCATTCCGTTACCTACCTGGACTGTATTACTCCCTGAAATGACAACCTGCTTCATTCCAGAAATATGAAGTTTATCACTCCCCCCAACAATGGCTTCTTTATTACCAGCAACCTCTGTTCGTTCAGCTCTATCCTGGCGCTCTATCTTAGAGTATTTCTTAAAATTGGTAATTGGTTGTGGGTTTTTACTGTTAATGGTATCAATATCAAAAATAGAGGTATCAACATCTTCTCCGAACTGAAAGTAAACAGATGAGCTCGTCCTAATATCAATGCTTCTTTGCTTATAATCAGACTCTCTATCATTATGCCTTCCGACTACCCACCGTATTCCGCCTTCGGTGACTAAATCCCATGAATTTCCGTATTGAGTCTCTTGTCCCCAGACTTCTTTTTTATTGCCTCTGGCAAGAATAGACATAGAGCGTCCTCGCCCTAAACCTCCGCCAGAAGCTGCAGGTATATGCTGATAAAAGTGACCCTCTTTATCTATACCGAAAAAAGCCCCGGTCTCATAATTCCTTCTTTCAGGCTTATACAGAGTAACTGCCATACCGTAGCGCTTTGGATCCTCATTACTTAAAGCCCTTAAATCAAAAGCGCCATCCTCAGCAAACCCGTCGTTAAATAGAGATACCCCCAGCAGCTTACCATAAGATTTTCTCTTATAGGGATTGTTTCCTGAAAAGTTTCCAAGACTGAAGACAGCTATAGGTACCCGGGCCCCAATGTTCTTATAATGGCTAACGTCGTTACTGGGTACATCCCCACTAGTCTTTTCTTCCGCTTCTATTAAATATTCAGAAAAGTAATCACCTTCGGCACCCTTTCCGGAATATTTCAAGGCAAAAGCAGACCTACCATCCTCAAGCGGGATCCTTTGGGCAAATTGGCCGTCCTGAGTGTTTTCCTTCCCTAGACTATTCCGATAAATTATACCTGAATTTAGCCAAATTCCGCCATTAAAGAAATAGCTATTTCTTGCGGTAAGGATGAAAGATTTATCTGCTCTCCTAAGCTCAAGCTTATCACCTAAACTGTTTTGGACAGAGAAACTATCATTTAGGAGTATATCGATACCCTCAGAAGATCCTAATCCAATTTCTCCCTTTCGGAGCTGAGGCATTCTATAGAAGTAATCATTATCCGCAAAAATATCAACGCTATCGGGCCACATTTGAGTATGAGTAGGATCAAGAGCTGAAGCATAATTAGGTAAGTACATTATAGGAATAGTTAGATTTTCCTGGACTGCTAATAAAACAATTGATCCTATTTCAGGAGTAGAAGCTATATAACTACCCGGACCCGAGTAGGGCTGACTGATCGGTATATTAATATGAGTACCCCTACGATCAAACAGCTCAATATTCATTCTCATTTTTTCGACATTGACTAATCTGACCAGACCCATCTGGAAGGTCATATCATTGCGTTTTCTGAAGCCTGGTGGTGGCCTGTCACCCGAAGGAACTCTTCTACCACTTAATGATAAGTCTTTTGCTTGTAACATATTTTTTCCTTATTACACTAAGGTATTTCCTGATGAAGGCCGCTCTTGGCGTCCCGGTCTGATACCTATTGAAGAGTCACCGGTATTTCTAGGACTTGCGTTCACAATAACATCCGTAGTTTTCTCCGCTTTTAAGGGAGTTTTAGGATTGTAGTTAGGATCATTTTTAAAATCTGGCCTTACCTTCACTCCGTTTCTTCTATCTTGCTCAGCATCTTCCACTGCTTTTTGCTGGTTCTCTATTAGCTGATTAAATGTTTTTTCGTCTATTTCTTCCAAAGAATCTCTACCAAACTGATATATAGTTTCATCGTTATTATTCCTGTATACATTAGTTTTAACTTCCTGATAGGGACCAGCAGTGACTAATCTAGATACCTGTGCATCTGTCTCATCCGCTCTGTTAAAAGCATCTGTAATTCCGCCTCTTACCAGTTTTAAATTGGCCCCATAAGGAAAAGCCCCTATATGCCTGTATCCATTTAAATCGGTATAAGGAACGGTTTCGTCTGTTATCATTAATAGCTCATTAGAAACTATTGCATCTTGTGTCCCTGCATTATCTATAGTTATGGCTTTCTTTTGAGCTAAGTCAACATCATATAGCCCTGTGGTCTTTGGTCCGCTTACTATATTATTAGCTCTTTGAAGAGTATCTTTTAATATGTCGTTCTGGAGCTGTCTTATCTCCCTGTTCAACTTTTCTACCGCGCTTTCATCTCTTGCGTTCGACAGCTCTCTCTGCCTTCTTTCTAACTCTACCTGAGCTGATACAACGCTATCTAACTGCACTCGTTCTGTATCATTTATATTAAGCCTGCCTTCCTGAAATCTATATACGTAACCCTTTAAAACTTTACCAGGATAACTTGGTTCTTTACCTTTACCTACAGTCCCATCTGGATCAAAAACCCTATCTCTACGGAATTCGAGAGATAGATCAGTGGTAGCTGAAGTACCAAAAGTAATATTATGGCTAATACCGGAGACATAAAAGTACGCATCCAAATGATCTACATACACTGGGTAACCAAGCCTTAACTCTGGCCTAAGAGGTATAGATACACTTCCAGTATAAGCCCTACCATTTATACGTGTCATCTCTGCAGCAGCCAACATTTGTAATGATCTAGAGTCATTTCCATACCTAAAAGCTACTGTTTCATGTCTCATACCAAATATTTTTAACAAATCAAGATCAAAATGAAACCCTATCAACTCTATATTGGGCATGTCATATCTTTGAGGAGATGTCACCTCTAAAAAAGTAACAATGTTATCTGAGCTGACTGAAGAATTAAAGTTAATTATGTCACTTGATTGTATGTTGTAGTATGGAACATCTCCTGTAAGTGTGTCCATATTGTAAAAAGGTGGCTTAAATACAAAGCTACCATTCATATCGGTAAAAAATTCCAAATGAGTCTGATCACAAATAGCGTTTGCGATCTCTAGCTTTGTCATCTCTAAAGGCTCAGAGCTATCTCCGTATAAGCTCAGTTCCCCAAAAGGCATTACTCTGGCGAGCATATTAAAGTCAAGATCCAAGTCAGCATATAAAATCTCGTTATAAGGAACCTCTTTCTCTAGCGACGGTACATTTTTATATCTTCCTAGTTGTACATCCCTATAACTAATAGACCTGCCTCGTAAGCTAAAAATTTCTAAAGGGATCCTCTCTCCTTGATCACTAGCATCGGAAATCAGAAATCCAAATCTCTTATTCCAGTACCGCATGGCATCTTGCGCCAGACCCCCAAACAAGTCACCTATTTCTCCTGAGTTCCTTCCCAGATTAGGAATAAAACCCGATTTAGAGAATTTGGGATAAACAAAATTATAGGAGCTCTCCTTCGTGAGAAAAAAGGTTTCAGTAAAAAGCGCAATAATTATTTGCCAGGGATTTTTATTTTTAAAAATTGTCGGAATATTTTTAGCCAAGGGCGCACCAAAAAAGGTATTTGCTGCAGAGGGTCTTAATACAATTTTCTGATATTTCCACCACGTAAGCATGTCTGAACATGTAATGGAGAAAGTGTGTACTCCGCCCGAATAGTTCTCGCTTATTTCTGTTATGAATCCCCAAAAAACTGGATAATACTTAGGTATGTATCCATCGGCTGAATCTAAAAACCTACCTTTCATGTAAACTTTTACTTCCATCATAGGAGCAAAGAAAGGAACCTTCACACCGGTAGGCAACGTGACATAATAATCCTCGTGTAATCCCCTATGCTGAGGTGCTATGACTTCAATAGTAGCCTTATTAGATCCCGGGGGGGATACTGCTCCTGTTACACTTATACTGGTCACCCCGCCCCGGACTTCAAGGTTTCTCTGCTTGACGCTGTTATTTTCGTCTGTTTCTACAGGAACAATAACTCTAGACCCAAGCGACCCGTTTACAGTAATAAAACCATCGGGAGCTAACTTGAGTACGTTTCTGTTAACGAACTCTCTAAAAGTAAAAATTCCGGATCTAAGATCAGCCATTACTCTTCACCATCTTGGGTTGTTGTTCTTGCTTTTGCTCTTCTCTCCAAACTTCGTATTCTTTTATTAACAAAATTTATATAATCGTTAGGTGTATATATCCCTGGATTATCTCTTAACACTTCTGGGGGGAAAACTTTATCTCTAGGCTCCAGTACATAATCAGGATAAAACCAACCGACAAGCATTACCTCTAATCTTTCTTCTGGGGGGGCCTCATTTATCCTATCCCTTAAGGATCTACCCTTTACTTGTCTCATGTCTATGTATACATCTATCAGACCTAATTGTTTTTCTATTGTGTTGAATTCCTGTACTAGCTGAGATGGAGTTCTAATGTTTGACGACTGTGGCAATAACTTATTTTTTTTCATATAGGCTACCATATCAATCACCGTACCTTCTGTCCACTGTCCGATCCCCTGAGCTGTAGAGGTTTCTGCTTGTACTCTAGTATCCCATGTAGCTGCAGACTCATGCGTAAGGAATCCTGCTAGTTGTTCTTCTGTTAAATTCAAACTATTGGCTTTACTTCTTACAGCAGACCTTGTTGACTCCGGTAAATCTTCATATGCAATTTTGGGCAAATTTCTAGCTATATAGGGTTTATACACATCAACTCTACTTCTATCTCTTATTGCAGGGCCTGTCAAATTCATATAGCTTTCATGTACCCTCTCTCTGGGTACCCTATCATACCTAAAATTTTCATTAAGCTCGGATGTATCCATTCGAGCAGTTCTGCTAAAGCTTGTGTCCTGACCTTGAATATCTAGAACTACCCGGGAGCTATATTCGTTTCCATTTTTTCTAACATGACCCTCTATGGTATCATCATTAAAAGCCGAAACAACAAACTCAAAATTATAGGTCATTTTATAAGGATTTTCTGCGGAGTCATCTACGGAAAACGTGCTAAAAGATCCTATATACGTAGTCCCATCATAATCAATTTTAATAGAATCCATGACATTAATCACCCTGCTAAAACCGTCTTTCCAAAGGCTCTGATCAGAAGGTGCTGTAAGGAAATAGTATCCATTGTTTTTAAACATGGCGATTAACGTTTGAAAATCTATAAATGCTAATGAACTTCTTCTATCTTTATTTGTTAAACCCGCTTCTGGAATGTAAAAACCTGCCGTGTCCCCGCTGCCCGCTATGGTAGTTTGTTGGTTACCCCAAATTGTTGATACCCACCCCTCCCTCGTATAAGAGTTGCTTGTAATAGCCACATTACCGATAGTAATATCAGAAGGGTTTACTAACAGCGTCAGCGAAACAGCGTCAGTGCTCGTACTGGAGTTATAAATGCTAACCGTAAAAGGATGGTAGCCATCAACCTTTCTTGCCGCAGTTATAAATTCACTAGAATTTACAGGAAATACTCTATTTTGATAAAAGATTAAGCCCCCTCCTTGGCGGGCTACCATATCAGCAAAAGCATTTAATGTCTGTGTAGGTTCGATGGCCATAATTACACTCCCACGTCCGCATTAAACCCTACTTCTTCCGCTGAAGCTAGCTCAGTAAACCCCATAACATCTCTAGGAACTTCGGGATCTTTCTTATTAGGTGTCTGCGTAGCTCCTGTATCGGTACCAGGGGGTATCAGTAAAGAGGTAGAAGAGGTTGCCTTGTTTCCTTGTATCCACTTAATTCTTTCAGCTTTAAACGATATACTATAGGTAAGCTTAAAAGGATCGTTTTCATCCTGCATTAAATCAAAAGACTCAAAGTATCCAGTAGCTGACAGGTAATCGAAGTAAAGATTGATATAAAGTCTTTCTTTGGCTAGGCCTCTTCGAGGGTGTCTGTTTATAAAAAATTGATTGGTTGGGTCAGATAAAAACCTATCAGTAGCTGTAAGATTAGACCCAAAAACGCCCAAGTTACCTTCAAAGAGATTGCCAGTACCCTCGTAGGTTTTACTATCTTGAAAAATAATACCATTATAATGAAATATCTTTTGCATTTCCCTCATAATCTCATAAGCTTTAGTACCTCTCCGGTATTTATTTGTCACTCCTACCTCTGGCACATTAGCCAGATTATGGGCTAGGAAAGAGTAGGTTGATCCTGCTAGTGTTATCGTGTCGATTTCGTCTCCCCAATGCTCTTCTACCCAACGTGTCATAGTATTATATCTATTAATTATTTTAGCGGAGTTAATAGTCAAAGAGTTTGGCGTAGGGGTAAGCTTAAGAGAGGATATCAACACGCCCGAAGAAAGAACAATTCCTACGCTATCAAAGTTCCTATCAACCATTTGTATGTAAAAAGATCTCCAATCAGGATGCTTTCGTATAGAAGGCCTGATTTCACGAGCCTCCTCTAAACCAATTTGGCTTAAAGGAACTTTCTGCATATCTGCATTTAATGGATTTACGACTATATATCCAGAAGTTAAAAAACCGTTATTTGTAGGTGTAGAAATTGACTGGCTATCTAAATTTGACGTAGGAAGATCTTGGCCTGTCTCAGCGAGAAATTCTGGACTGCTCTCAAGTATATTTGCGGTTGAAAGCGCTTCAGGAACTGTAGATAACTGACCAGTTTCTTCTAAAAAAGTAGAAGATGATCTTAATATTCCTTCAGAAATAGTCATTAACTAATCCTCTGTTTTTCTGCGTATAGCTTTCTATCCACAATCTGCTCCACGGCATCAACAAACATTCTTTTATAGGCGTTCGGGTTAGTGCTGTCAGCCGGTGCCTGGAAAACAATATTAATACCACCCCAATTATGCTGTGACCCCCCAATTCCACCTATGTTTGATTTAGCCATAACTTGATGAGCAAATTGACCAACCCCACCTTTAATTCCTTTGGCTAAGCTTCCACTATTTACTACTATATCTCCACGACTGATATTTACCCAACCACTTGTATCTGCGCGGTAATCTAATACTTTATTTCTATTTTCGGGGGATGTTTTCGCCTCAGGATTATAATGCTTTCTGTACAAAAAATTCTGCTTATCTTCCCTGGAGCCTAAGAGATCGTAATAACCTTTCTCTATAGGTAAAAGATCTTGGAAAGATCTATCTTTGGGATCTCTACCCAATCCTTCTAATATCCTATCCTGTAAAAATGATAAGCGACTCCTTTCACCCCTCTGTATTGTACCCTCCTGTAAACGACGTATTAATTCTGAAATGCTTACACTGCTGGTTGCGGCTAAATCTCTTCCCCTTCCGCTGGTAGATTCAATTTCTGACATCTGTTCTTTAGCCAACTTTAATTTTTCTTCTTCTGCTGATATCTCTTCTTTTAATAGTTTTATCTTTTTGGGATCTTCTTCTCCCTCTAGTCGGCCCTGCTTTTCGGATATAGCCATAATGGCTTGTGCAGCTTTATCTTGAGCTACAGCGTACATTTCAAATTCTTCTTTTAGAAACTTTTTTTCTTTATCCGCTTGCATTTCTTCGTAGGATTTTCCTTTGGGCATTATTTTCCCTATAAACTTGAGCAATTCAAATATATCATGCAACCAATTATTCATGCTACGGAAGATCAGGTTATCCGCGAGTTCATACTTCAAAGAATCCTGAGTAATATTCAACATTTTTTCTAACGGAGTTACGCTCCTAACAAGTTCATCCATCCCTCTACCAGATAACCCAGCCGTGCCCCTAGTCATTGTACCAATTTGAGCAAATGCTCCTTCAGCGTACTCTTCCCCTGTAATTCCTGGTTTTAATAACAAGTTTATATTATCAGAAACTGCGTCTATTAAATTTTTAACAAAAGCATTAAGTTCCTCTTCGTTCTCAAATAAATCTTTATTTGCTTCCACTAACTTCTTAAACAATTCCGGTTTTAATTGATCAAAACCTTTCCCAGACTCTCTTGCTTCCAACAGCAAATTCCTCATAGTTTCATCGCCTATAAGAAATTGTTGAGATAACCTTAAGGCTTTTTTATTTAATTCATCAAAAGTCCTGTAGAAAACCCTCAAAATTTCTTCCGTCTGATCTATATGTTTTGGATCTATACTTAATAAGGAACCCATTATAGTTTTCCTGGCTACAGTCTCTCCCTCTCCCCCTCCTATTAATCCAGGTCCTAGCCTTTGCATTATCGTCTGTATCAAATAAGGAGCAAAACCGGCAGCAGCAGCTCCCGACAGACCTTCGGCCATCCTGCCCCTATCTCCTGATTTAGCTATTTCGTCATAGTAATCAACCTGATGCCTCAAATTCTTTTGTTGCTCTCTTAAAGCTTCTAATCTTTTTTTATCCTCTTCCGTTAAATCCTTTCCTTCTGCTGTCATTACCTTGATCTGATTATTTAAGTTTTGTAACTGCTTGTCAGCTCTTTTTCCAATCTCCTCGAAAATGGACCTCATTTGATCCACACCGACCATCTCAATTAAAGAAATCTTTTTAGTTAAGTCCATTCCTTCAAACATTTCAGTATACGACTTTGCTAAATCTTCTGCTCCTTTAAATCCGATTCTTCCCGTCTTCTTAATATCGGCTAGTAAACCCGAAACGTACTTTAAACTATTTCCGTAGAATTCTAGCGAAAGAGCGGTAGACTCAATAGCGTTATAAAACTTATTAGAGCTTACACCAGCCATAGCAGCATCATAAGAAATTTTCTCAAAACCGTCTGACACATCAGTAAGCGAAGCCCTTAGTTCTAGCATCTGAGTGGATATCATCTTACCCATGTCTTCCATGGATACACCAAATTCTAAACTCATCTTTCTACCTTCTTCTATAACGTCACCATAGTTTCCTACAGATTGCATTATACCTTGAAGGCTTAAACCCGCTCCAGACACCGCACCAAAAAATGCTTGGACCTCTTTAGGTAGTAACCCTAATTCCATGTTTCTTTGTAGGTCGTGTATAGCCCTATTAAATTCCACCATTGATGCTTCAGCATTTTCGAGAGCACCTGCAGGACCGGCCATAGTTAAGAACTGTTGATTTAATCCTTTTACATACTTATCCAGGTCATTGAAAATAGATATCATTTTACCTAAAGCAGATATAAGAGTAAAGATCCAATTAAGCTTCCCCAGTTTACCTAGAAAATCGGCTAACGATCCTATATTTTTTCCTAAAAATCCCAATTTTTTTCCTGAAGCTTTAGCAGCCGTAGCCCACTCCTGCATATTCTTAGCCTGATGCTGAAAACCTCCCTGATCTCCTTTAAATAAGGACTTTGCGGCACCTCCCACGGCCTTTCCAGACTCTGTAAAAAAAGAAGCTTTTCCATACTTAAGCTTCATCTGTTCTAAAGCTTTTGTGGCTCCCTCTATATCAAGAGCTTTCTCCATTATCTCCATTTCTTCCGCTTCAGAAGAAGCTCTTCTAAGTTCATCTATGAGACTATCTACAATCTGCCCACTAGATTTCTCCATAGTTTTTTCTCTGCTCTTTGCAGCAGCCAAAAAGCCTGTTCTCAAAGCTTCCTGAGCAGAGGGCATCTCAGGACCTTCTTGTCCAGTTCTCTTTGCGGCATCTTGCATCGACTTCACCACATTCTGGTATTTATCCGCTATTTCATCTATACTTTTACCAGTTTTTTTAGAAGTGAAAGCATCAAACAATTCAGCTTGTGCTTTTTTTAAACCGGATAAATTTACCCCAGAAAGCTTTTCATATTCTTTTCTATGTGCTTTTTGCGCTTTCGTTAATTTTTCTACCGATCCGTGCTGCTTTTGTAAACTGCTTAGCACAGTTTTTTCATAACGACTCACTTCTTCTGTGCCATAAAATTTTTTTACTTTTCTTTTATAATCTTCATCAGCTTTTTTTCTCTCTTCAGCAGTTTTTGCTCTCTTTCTTGCTAAGTCTGCAGCAGCAACTTCTAATCGCCTAGACTCTTTCTTCTCTTCTCTCATGGTAGCTATGTTCTTCTTCCGCATCTCATCGACATCTTTCATAACTCTAGCAAGCTTTTCTTGCTCCTGAGCGGCTCTATGAATACCATCAGCATACCTAAAGCTTTTAGTTATAGCTTCGGTCAATTTCTTAACTTCATCTTCTGGTAACATAATTATTTATCCTCAAGGTCTTTTGCTCTAATTACTTTGGAACTCATTTTAGAGAGAAATCTCTCTTCATCTTCTTTTTTCCTATATGCATCATGAGAAACAGATGCTCCGGGATTTCTTATAGGTCTTGATATTCTATTTAATTCTTCTTCTGTAGCCGATCTAGAGGGCTCAGAGTCCAAGTCGATTTCCTCAAACTTAGCAGCTAATAATTTGTGCCTTTCCAGAGCGTTACGCTTAGCTTCTTCTGACCTTTGCCTCTGCCTTTCATACCATTCTTCCATAAACAAATCGTGCTTATCTTTCTCGCCTCTCATTTGTTTTTCTAATTCATGTACTAAATCTTCTCGGGTGCGTAATTGAGGGGACCATTCACTTTTTCTTTCTTCCTCTACTCTTTTCTTATCATAACCATGCTTAATTAATGTCTCTCTGTATTCCTCTATATCTTTTTGTCTAGCTTCAAAATTGTTGGATATAGATTTAGCACCCTTCCCGTTAAAAGAAGAGGCTACTAGTATAGATAAATTAAACTGGACTTTATATGAGTCTTCTGAATCTAACTGCTTATTTATAATGACCCAATTTTCTTGTACACTGTTAATACCCAGCGACTCAATACCCTCTATACCATAGGGGTTTATTACAAATAGATTATTACTAATTGACTTCCACAGATTTCTTGATCTGTTAGAGTAGCTGAAACCTTCTAAAAATCTGGATGACTCCAGATAATTTAAATGTAGATCTTCCAGGACCTCTAATAAAACAGATAAAAAAGGAGACGGTACCTCCTTATAAAAATCTGCTAGTTCTTCTATATTGCTACTTCGATTCTTGATGTAATTCACACCATTTATCATATACGTAGCAAAAGCGAGCTTGTAAAAAACATTATGCTCGCTTTTTGAGCCCGAAAAATAGGGCAACATGTTAAATTCTTTATCAGTGATATTCTTTAGTACTATTTTTATTCCTTCGTATTCCAATAACTCTGATAAAAAACCCTTAGCA